CTTCCATTGGCATTGATCGCCACGGACAGGCGGCGGCGATACTCAAAGTCGGCGCGGCTTTCCACGTCACGGCCCGTCACGCCATCAGTCACATTGGTTGCCGAGTCCCATCCGAAAATAGCCTGGAAGATGCCTGTGATTGCGCCAGCGGGACTGGAGATAGGGCCAGTTTGCACAGCGGCGAACGGCACGGTTACGCTGCCGCCTGATGGAATCGTGCCGGTGCCGGTGGCTGCGTAAATGTTGCCGTTGCCGTCTTGAGCCAATGCGCCTACAGGGATAACAGTACCAGTGCGGCCAGAGCAAACCACGCTAACGGTGGTGCTGACGGCTGGCAAACGGTCAATAAAGTAGATGCGCCCGATTGCGTCCTGCATGAAGCCTGAAGCCGTGGCCGGGTCGATCTGATTAACGAACGTCACAAAATCAGCATTGCGCGCCGCGATGATTGCCGATTGACTGGTGGCAAGCTGGCCCTGCGGCGTGGATAGGCTGGGATTCAAGTTGCCGCCAAAAGCCGCATTCATATCGGCCTGCACGCCCGCAAGAATAGCCGCCTCATCTGGCACAACTAGGCCAGCAGGGGTAAATTGAAGCGGCGGTACGCTAGTGATTCCTGCCATGTTTTACCTCAGAATTGCACGTTGTTTTGCGCGCCGGTCGTGTCGATTATCTCAACCTGCCCGCGTAATTCGCGCCCTTGGAATGTCACAATTGTACACCGGGCGGAAACAACATCGGGAACCGTTAATGCTGCCGCTTCGATTTTCGATTTAATAAATGACGTGTTAAGCGGCTGGCCTAATATGTCGCTGAAATACGGGACGCCTTGCGTGGTGTCATACCAGGCCTCACCAGCGAAAGTGCGGCAAGCGCTGGCCACGTCTTGGGCCACTGCATACGGGGCGGTTGCCATGGCAATATTGCCCGAGATATCGAGAACCAAGTCCCAGATGTCCTGCGAAAGTAAAAGTGTATCAGCCATTAATTCACCCCTCCGGTATTGTCGCCCCCCGGCTGTACGCCGCTATGCGTGTGTGCCGATCCGACGTTTTTGCCGTTGTTAGTCAATGCGCCAGTGGTCGTGGCGTCGCCAGTCACACCAAGGTCGCCGGTCAAATTGACGTTGCCAGTGATAGTGGATGCGCCACCGCCAGAGCGAGGCAGTGCCGCGAACCCGCCATTGAGCGACGTTAGGCCGCTGACATTTGCCGCGCCTACCACGTTGAATTGTGGCGTGGTGAATGTCGCGCTTGTACTGGCGTTGACCGCCATCGTTTCGCAGTCAATAGAAACCTCGGGCGCGGTCATGACGATTGATTCCGTCGCGTCCATTACGATGCGTTCGGCTTCAATCCGTACATCGGGCGCGGCAAGCCTGACCTGAGTCGGGGACACAATCTCAATGCCTTCATCACTGAACCTTACAAACTGCTCAGGCGTGGAACTCAGCACGCCGCCCAAGTAGATGCCATCGGACATTGAGAACTGGCGTGCGCTGCCGGGATTCGCCTGTGCGCTGGTCGCGGTCACGGCTGAAATGTCCCGGTCAGCAAACACGGCAATCCCGATGTCACCAACTGCCGGGTCCATGATGACGGCGTTAGCGCCGCCTTGCAACCGCAGATACACCAAGTCATTCAGCAAGCCATGCGGCACGGCGTTACCTTGCCCATCCAATTGATTGACCAGTGGCAGAACGTCAACGCGGCCAGCCGGGGCCAGCTCACCCGCGCTCGTGACGGCCTGAACCTGTACCAGCGCGACGTGATTGCAGTTAGCCAGAGCCTGCCGGACCACAAACAGCATGGCGTTGTATTCGCTGCTGCTGTCCTCTGGCTGCCGTGTGCCGTAATAGCCGTTTTGATTATCCATTCAATTTAGCGCATGAAATATAGGTGAACCACGGCCCATCTGGGACTTTGCACGACAGCGAATGAGATACGCTAAAAACGACCCATTTCCCATTCGCCATTTCGATAAAGCTCTGTATCTCAACCATCCCGCCAAGTCGCATATTCCAATTGAACACCATTTCAACGTCCATGCCTTTGGATGACAGGGTAGGGTAGCCAACCATCCCGCTATTCTTGGATATTGTCGGAATTTCGCCTTGAACCGCTGTTTTACTGGTCCAGATAGATAAAACGTTACGGTCAATAGTGTACTTGATGCCAGCCGCAGCAGCGCATAGGCGAATCTGATTAAGCACGGTTCCGGGAAAATATGGATTGGTCAGCGTGACATTGACACCGGCATCTTCAAACTTCAGGCCAGCCGCATCGGCAAAGCCTTTCATCAGCACCGAAGCGCTAACCGGGCCTTTCACACTGGTTGCATTCACCGGCTTTACAGCAACGTCATACCCGGCATACGCCATGATGTTAAACGCTACGTCAGGCGCGGCGTTGTAGTCACCAAATGCGGCATCAATGACGCCGAAGAAAACCAGTTGCAGCCCGGTTTCGTCGTCGCCAGCCGCGATGCTCACGGTGTTTTTGGATCGGATCGCGTTATTGATTACGCCAATCGTGGCCAACTTGTTCATCAATTCCAGCGGCATACCGAACACGCGAATGTTGGCCATGCCCATGGATTGGCCGCCAGGATGGATCACATCGACCATGGAGCGAAAGCCGCGCAGCGTTACCGTATCGCCAACGTCAGAGCCAAAGTTGCCAGTCCCCAGCGTTACGGTTATCTCAATTATCTTCTCAGTGAAGCTCATGGGATGTAGGCCAGCTTAAAGCGCGTTCCCAGCCCCGTAAAGACTGGATCGGAAACGCCCATGGTATCGACAAAAGCCAGCGTGCCGACGAAGCCCAAGTAAGCGTGGCGAATGATCGATGTGCGATCACGGCAGCACAGCGACGACGCGATACGCACGCTATTGACGGTCAAATCCATGCACAGCATTTCGCGGTTCTGGAAAATATTAATACGGCACTGCTGGCCGCCTAGCTGCACGGTCAGAGACTGATAGGGTAGCGCCTGGATCGGAACGATAAGCGTCATGCAAGCCCCGTCACATCAAAAGATGGGGCGTCAACAGTCTGAACCTGCCCCAGCGATTTAGGGCTATCAGCTTCCGGGTTTTGATTGTTGGAAAAATCGGTGATTGCGGTTTGGCGTACCTCTTGGCAATTCAGGGTGGCAATAATCATGTGCGATCCGCTGTCTTTGGTGCGCTGGAAGTCGTATTCAACGACATTGACCGATGAGAACGTAAATTCAGGCATGACAACAGTGTAAAGGCTGATCGTCTTTTGCATGGCTTCAAGGTCAACCAGAAACTGTGATATGCGCGCATCCGATCCCGCGCACGTAAGCACCACCTGAATATCAAACGGTGACGCCACTTTGTTGTAAGTGACGAAACCGCCTTCTTCCACTGGGTACGTTGAAATGGTCGCGGCATTGCGGAACCGCACAGCATTGAAGCTATCCCACTCAGCCGCAGGGTTCCCGGCTTCATCAAAGATGCCCCACGACTGCTGGCCGGTGCCGATGATCGAATTCAGCGCATCACCCACGCCAAGAAAACCTAACGTGATCGTGTCGAACAACTGCGCGCCGGATCGCAGCAGCGGCGGCACGCCTGGGAGTTGCGGCACAAGCGGATACAGCGCTTTGGTGATAGGCTCGATGGGCATCAGTTCATTCCGGTATTGGCTTGATTGGCAAACGAGAACCGCAGCGCTGGCTTAATATCCTGCGCAATGCCATGCGCGTCAGTCGCCGCCGTCTGGATGTTCACAGAACCGATTTTAACCTCAGTTGTGCTAGTGCTGGTCTGCGCGTTGTTATTGCTGGTGTTATTCGTGACCGGCGCGGCAGCAGATGCACCAGTCGGCAATGACATAGCCGCCGTTGCGCCGATTGCGCGTTGCTGGCTGCTCAATATCTCGGCCAAAAGCTCCCGGCGCGGCACATTTGCCGCCCACTTCCCGGTATCACTTGGCCGTTCGTATTTGTCGCTATGTATGCGTGCCGCCTCTTTGTCGCTCTTTGCCATGCGGAGTAATGCACCAGCCTTTTGCTCTTTTCCCTTGGTTAGCTCATAGTTCATGAATTCCAATTGTTCATCAAGCGAGCTATCGTAAATTGACTTCCCGGCCCATGCCTTGAAGTCTGCGCGCCGACTGGTATCCCACTGAGCAACGCCGTACATGCCGGAGTCTTTATTCTTTCTTTTGGGGTCAAGGTCAGACTCTTGAATCAAGCTGGCCACCATGCCGGTTGCAATATGCTCTGGCCAGCCCATGCCCTTCAGCCTTTCAATCGCATAGCGAGACTCTTTAGGCGGCACTGGTGGCGCTTTCGGCGCTCCGGGCTTCTTAGGTGGCGGCGGATTCCCATTGCCGACTGCAAGGCTCTGCTTAGGCAATACTGGCGTGACCGGGACCGGCTTTTTCGGACCAGCGTTATACAGGTCAACGCCCAGCTTATCGCGCACGAATTCGGCTGCGGCCTTATTGCCCAGCGACGCCATTGTGCGTGCCACGGCCATTTCTACGCCTTCGGAGAAATCCTTTTGCCAGCCAGTCAACGGCGCACGCTGCGGCGTCTTTTTTCCCGTCGCCGCGTCATCCTTGGCCATGTCCTCGGACTTGCCAAAACGAACCGCGCCGGGAAGTTTTGTCACGCCGGGAGTTTGAATCTTAGGTTTGCCGGTGAATTCGTCCCACCGGTCAAGAACGCCCTTAATATTTTCGGACAAGTCGCGCACGCCATCAGCAATGACGCCAACAGCAGCGGCAAACTTTTCAGCGCCGGTAACGATTGCGCCCCAGTCAGTCTGGGTCAGAAACTTTTCAACGTTGTCGCCAAGTTGCCGGATGCCGTCTTTATTCTGACCTACTTTGTCCGCCCACTTTGCAAACTGATGCATGATAGTGGTGATTGCAGGGGCTAGCGTCAGCGCAATAGTGCGCGCCGTCGCGCCAATGGACTGCGTGAAGTCTAGCCAGGAATTGCGCAGCTTTAGCGCATCGTCGGCAGCTTGTCGAGTAACGGCGCTGTTCTTTTCCTGTTCGGCGGTCATCTTGCGAATAGCGTCCGGGCCTTGCTTCAGAAAGTCGAATTGCGCGCCCACACCCATCTGCTGGGCGACGTACATTGCCTTGCTAGGGTCCAGCCTGTTCAGTTCGGAAATGATGCGCGCCTGCTCAAGCACGAACGTTTCCGCATCCGTGTTTAGCTTGCTCCAATCCGCGCCATAACGCGACATCCAGATATGGGCCTCGGATGGCCCCATGCCGGTGTTGATCTGTGCGATTGCGTCCGACGCGGCTTTAAACGACGCTACAGCACCTTCTGCGGTGCCGCCTGCGCGTTCGCTGGCCTTCTGCCATGCACTCAGGCGCTCGGTGCTGATCTTCAGATTGTCGGACAGGAAGCCCAGCGATGCCGCGTCATTGATCGCGCCAGCAAAGAAGTTTTTGATGCCTACGCCAGCGGTAAATACGCTGACCAGCGCCAGCACGTTGCGGCGCATTTCCTTGTATCCGTCATTGCTCTTTTTTTGAGCTTCGACAGCTTTTTTGTTCTGAGTTACTTCTTCGCCTGCGCGCTTCTTCTGCGCGTCCGCGATCTGGCGATTAACCTTTTCACGGTCGCCGGTATTCTTCTTTGTGTTCTTGGTTAAGCCATCCTGATCCTGCTCGGCTTCCTTGATGCCCGCCTTGTAGTTAGCGCCATCCAGTCCAAGCGTGACGATCAGGGCATCAATGACGGTTGTGGACATGACTATTTCGCTTTATTCAGGATTCGGATGTTGTGGGCGTCAACTGCGATCAGTTCCAGCAGGTCATAAAGGTCTTGCGACCCATACACGGTTTGCAATTCGTGAAGGGTCGCCATTCCTTTTGATATCACCGTGCCGATTGGTCGCGGCACGTTTTGATACTCGATCAGGCCGTAGACTTCTGATCCGCCGCCGACTCCGAAATCGACCGCACGCCGATCATAAAAGGGCTGATATGCACGTCCCATGCTGCTTTTTGCAGACGGAACAGGGTCAGCACTTCCTCAATATCGCCAGGGAAAATGGCGCGTACAGTGCCATTCTCTGCAACGACCTGAACGCACGCCAGCAAGTCATCCATCAGCGGTTCAGCTACGTGGTGCGGCATCTTGCCAACGGCCTTGAAGCCCATCATCGCCAGCCCAGCCATCCCCGATGCAAGCACTTCGTCGCCCACATCAATGCCGGTGTTGGCCATGGCGAACAGCAGGCGCGATGCCCACTTGTAGCCGCCAACTGCTGACATTTCCGTGATAAGGAATTTCTTGCCCTTGTCGCGGCCCTCGGCGGTTTCGGTGTACGTGGATTCGATGCGCGCCATGGATTACACCGGAACCGTGTTAGCAGATTCGAAAGTGATTTCGAACGTGCGTGGTTGCAGCGTTTTCTTGCTGGTCGGGGCCGGGGTGTAGTCGGTCAGCGTGCCTTTGATGACAGTGGTTTTCGAACTGATGCCCGGTAGGTTCAGCAGGCCATCGAAGATCAGGACTTCGCGGGCGGCGTCTTGCGCGTTGATGATGGTGTCGAAAAACACCATCGACGGGCTATCGGCTTGAAGCGTGATCGTCATCGGCTTTGGTTGCGGCACATAGCCGGACGACATTTTGCCGTCAACGCCCATCATCACCTCTGACGGCTTGATGTTGGCCATTGCCACGGAATCATCGGTTGCGTAGCCTTCGATCTTTTGCGGCACTGGGATGAAGTTGCGCACCGACAGGTAAAGGCTGCTGTTTGCAGTGGTCAGGGTTGCCATGTGTGTTGCTCCTTATTGAACCATGATAGATGCTGCGGTGAATTGTTGCACGCTGCCGCCGTCCGAATACCACATGGTAATCTCAGGCGAAAGGCGCTCAGCGCGGGCGACTGGGCCAGGGTCTTTAACCTGGATGTACCAGCCGCGAGAAGCAACGACAGATGCGGCATTGTTTCCAGTAGCAGCGTTGATGATGGAAATTTGGTTTCCGGCAAGGACTGTGTTTGGCGTGATAGTGCCATAATTCAGTGCATTTTCGACTGGCCCCGCCGACATAGACAACTCCGTTGCAGTGTAACCGTCTGGGTTGTATGGCGTTCTGGTAGAGCGCGCCAATTCAATAAGAGCGGACTGCACTTCGGAGTTAAATCGGACTTGGTTGTAGAAACTGTCCGCCCATTTGAAGCGGTTACTAATCTGGCCGTTTTGGAAGCTGTTAAACGCCCCGGCGCTGGTCGCATACTCGCCGTAGAAGTTGTAGCCGTTTGCTTTCAGGATATCGGCAACGGTCGCATCGGTGACGGTGGACACGATACCCGACAGCGTGCGGAATGCCAACGTGGTGCGGCCATTGGTGCGGGAGAAGTCCAGCGATGCGGCGTAGCCCATGACCATCGCAGCCAGCGGGCGGGCCAGCGAGGCAGCAGTAACGCCCAGTGCGGCAGCGCGTGCAGGATCAACGGTCACGGCAACGGCTGGCAGGCCCAGCAACTTAGCTTGCGGGCCGAATGCGGTGGCGTCGTTGGCGACGACTGCATTGACATCGGTATCCCATGCGGCGTAAGCAAACTTGTCGTTTTGCTGGCCAGCCCAAGCGCCGAACGCCAGTTTATCAGCCAGAACCGGCTCAAACATGGTCATGAAGGTTGCCCAGTTCAGCGCAACATTCGTGATGGCGGTCATCGCAGCGGCAGGAGTGTAAGCAACAGAGCCTTGCGAAATAACCGCGCCGGTTGCTTGCGTCAGGCGCAATGCGGTGGCCACAGCGCCAGCGGCGAAGGTGATCGTACTGGATGCGCCGGTGGTGCCGGACGTGGCAACGAAGGCTTGCTTGGTCGCGTCATACGTGACCACCGGGCCGGTCGAGAAAGCCGCCGTGATGATGGTCGCAGCGTTGCTCAAGCTGGTAGCGCTAGACAGGGTGATCGTGGACGACGTTTTCAGCACGCCATCAACGGTCACGGTCATCGTGCCGGGGGTGATCGCTTTCACTGCGTCCAGGTCGGTTACAGCGCCGCCGCGCAGGTATGCTGCAACGGATGCGGTCGGGTACTGAGAGAACAGAAGGTTGCCCGGTTTGGCGGTGCTGTTGTCGTAGCCTGCGAAGTAGATATCCGCGATACCTTTTTCCGGCGACGAGCTACCGAAGAACTTGCCAACATTGTCGGCGGTCGAGAACTGGGAAACGGTTCCGATTGGAACGGAAGTATCGGCGGTCAGCACGAGGCCAGACAGCGTGACGGCAGCGCCACCCGCCGCCAGGACTCCCGGCAAGATGCTTACAAGTTTGGATGCTGGAATGCTCATGGGTTTTTCCTTTTATTGCGGAGGGTATTCGGCATCCACGGAAATCAACTCAGCAGCAAGAGCAAGCGCCGATTGTTGAGCCAGTGTCACCAATGGGTTGAATTGTAGCAGCATGGTAAGCGTATAGCGTTGCTCATATGCTTCTTCGCCGTTGACCAGCGGCATTTGCATAGGGTCGGTACTGTAAAGCGGCTGGCTATTCGGTGCCATGGCATCGCAGCCGTATTGATCGCGCCATAAAGCGGTGATGGCGGTTGCCCAATCGCCCGCCTCGGGGCCGTAGCAATCCACCTGTACGCTGTACTCAGTGGGCATGGTTACGGCCTTCTGTGCGTCTATGGCATAGCTTGTGTGATTCGTTGACAGTCGGCGCACAGCGGACGGCGTGAAGGCGATGAACGGCGCGGACGGCATCGGGACCAGATTACCCAATCCCTGCACTACATCAACGCCAGGAGCGACCGCCATCAGGAAAGCGCGCAGGGCGATGTTCAACGTATCATTGGTCGGCGTAACGCTCATGATGCCACCGTGCCGACTTGCAGAACAACGCCAACACTGCACCAGTCCGCCCACGTCTCAAACACCGTGACCACTTTCCATTGCTGGTCATCCATGCCCGGCGCTTGCGGGAACACAAGCACATCGCCGCCCTTGGAATCAGAGCGCACCACGCCCATCCAGTTGCCGTACAAGTACACCTTGCGCAACACGCCTTGAATGTTCAGGTTGTTCATGTGCTGCAAATCCTTCGCCGCAAGCCCTTGCACTTGCGCCGCGCCGGATAGCGTCAGGAATGCCGGGACTTGCTTGCCGTTCGGGGAAATCGTGTAGCCATTGGATCGCAGCAGATCAATCGTCAGGTTTGAATTGACGTTCTGCGTTGCTGCATTGGCCATCCCGCGTACATTGATGCTCATTCCGGTGCGCCTACGATGTTGGTCAGCGTGGTAATCATGTAGCCAGTGCGGTTAAGCGGCTGGTCGGTGTAGCCGTCGCGCTTGCGCTGCTCAAGCGTGCGCTTTGCCAATGGCGGCTCGCGCACTTCGCTAATGGCCTGCCGGATATGGCCTGATGCCTGCGCGCCAACGATAGTCAGCACGTCGTCAGCAGTGGCAGAGCCTTTAATCACGGCTTGGACGCCTTTGCGAATGTTCGCTTTCCATTCTTCGCCCTTATCTTTGATGGCTGGACGAATAAACGGACGCGCCGGAATCTTTGCCGCAGGCGCTCCCATTTCCTGAATCAACGCGACGGATGCAACCTTTTCGCCCTCGGGGTATTGGGCGGATTCAAACCAGCCCACCTTCGCCTGTTTGTTTTCAAACTCAGCAAGGCGGGCGGTTAATGCGGCTGCAAGCTTGCTCATCAGAACACCCCGTAGACGCGACGGAATCCAGACGCTTCGGGACGGCCACCAATCGTAAAGCCGCCAACCACCAGCGATTGCAGCAGCGCCATCAGTTGCAGGCCATACGGCGTGGTGGCAAGCCAGTACTGCCACAGGTTCTTGGTCGGTGGCGGCTCAAGCGACACGCTTACGCTACCCTCGGTCGCGCCCGTAACGACTGCCGTTGTTTGGCCATTGCCGATCATGGTGAACGATTGCGCGAGGTGCGCCGTCATCAGGTTTAGCGCAAGCTGCAACGTATTGCCAGTGATGAGGCAATTGTCGTAGTCGTAAATGTACTGGGTCGCCATCGTCCACCACATTTCAATGGCAGCATCAGGGTATTTCAGCACATCGGCAAACGCCGGAAACATGGCCCGGAACGCCGCTAGGTCTAGGGTATGCTGGGCCATTGCGTTCGCCTTAGTTCACGCCGGTAACGGTCGGCTCTTTTACGCCGTCCATCATGCCGCCTGGGGCATAGTCGGCAGGGGTGATCGGGGCGGACTGGTCGCGGCGCTTCATGTTCGCGGCGGCTTTTTCGGCGTCGATCTTTTTCTTTTCAACGGTGATGAAACCGTTTTTCTTGTGCTGCTGGAATGCGTCGATGCCTTCCAAGAATTCCAGGTCCTCATCGCTCACGTCGGTAACAACGCCCAGCGGGGTGATGAAGTGTTTATTCATGACGCCGTGACCACCTTTAATCAGCACCTTGCGTTCGATGCTTTGCTGGTCGCCGTTTTTGATCCACGATGCGTACTCGTTATCGCAGGTAAGAGTGCTATATACATATGCTGGCATTTAATTCTCCGCAGGTTTGGAATAGGGGCATTTCTCAGCCCCTATTTTATCAGTCGATTAGCAGCCGCTGCGACGAATTACGGACCACGGCCTCTTGCACATGATGCCAGCCGTAGCGTTGCCGAAGTCTTCTTCGTAGCCCTTGGTCAACTGCTGCGCGCCCAGCGTGATGAACTTCGCCGGGACCATCTGGATGAACACGCGACCATCGTCGGACGAGTATTCGCCAAACTCGTCGGCGTGCAAATAGAACACGTTTGCGCCGCCGTTAGCCGCGTTCAACTCAGGGGCCGACTCGATGCGCACGTTCGGGTAGTTCGTGTTCAGCCAGTTTTGCACCGAGAAGCCCAGCGTGGTAACGGTGGACAGGTAATCAACCGCCGACATTGCAACGCCCATGGTGATCGGCGTCTTTTTCGGGTCGATCAAGTTCCCCGACTGAGTGCGCAACGCTTGCAGCGAGGTCAGGATATCCGCGATGATTTCCAGCGTGGTCTTGGTCGCCCAAGTCGAGAAGCCCGACGCGCCGTTCGGCAGGTTGACGTAGGCTGGCAACGATGGGTCGTTCAGATAACCGTAGGTGCGGCCCGCGCCAGAGTTGTAGCCGTAGAAGCCGATATAGTTACGCTGCACGTCCAGCGAAAGCGTGGCCTGCATACGCTTGTTTTCCGCGCTGTTGTAGTTCATCGCGGCGGCGCGTGCTTCTTCCAGTCGACCAACCATGAAGCCCTGCTCGAAGCGAACGATCGAACGGCGCTCAAAGTTGGTGTTCCAGCCGGTCAGCGGGACGTTGGTGTTGTCCTGGTACGGCAGGGCATTGCCAGCGCGTTCGCTGAAGCCCTGCACGATTTCTTCATCTTCCCAGCGGCCAACAGTGGACACGCCAACCAGCGTATCAATCTGGCGGGCCTGCGTGACGGTCTGGACGAAGCCAGGCAGCCACGATTGCAGGAACTGGATTGGCGTACCGATGGATGGCGTGGATTGCGGAGCGACCAGATTGGAGTCCATCGCGCCGGACAGCATCGACATGCCGCCTTGGTGTGCTTTGTACATCGCGTCCATCACGCCGGGGCGCATGGTAATGCCCAGCTTCGCCAGCGCGGCAACGTCGCCCATGCTGTTGACTGGGTATCCCGCCAGCGGCTTAACCTTGCGGGCCGCTACGTGGAAATGGGTAGGAGTTTGAGCCATGTTGCTTCCCTTCTTAGCTGTTCAGCAGTTGGATGATCGCGGTGGTGCCAGCGGTCGTGATGTTGCGGCGGACGAACGAAGCGCCGGGGATCAGGGTGTGCGATGCAGGCGGGGTGCCGCCCGGTGCCGCAGCCAGGATGCCGGTTGCATTGGCGTATGCCACGCCGTCACCGATGTTGGCGGTGGTGCTGGTCGTCACGTAGATACCCGATGCCAGAGTGGTTGCCTGTACTGGCAAGTCGTTTGGCAGAGTCAGGGTAGGCGACAGCGGGCCGGTCGAGCCACCCAGCGACGCATACTGCTTGGAGTTGGTCAGGATGCCAGCAAAAGCGCCGGTGCCGCCCGCGACTGCGTTGCCGTCTTGCGATGCAACCATGGTGACAGCGCGACCGATCACGTTTTGCGTTGCGTCCGAAGTCTTCAGGATGACATTCTGCGAACGGATAGGGCCGCTCAGAGCGATATCGCCCACAAAGCCATCAGTCGGGAATTGCCGGATAGTGGATTGGAAAGCCATTTTTGATGCTCCTTATTTGCTGTACTGCTCGGACAGGAATGCCGCGCCAGTGGATTTGTCGGATGCTGCGTCCATGCCGTATGCCACGGCGGCGGGGCGAGCTTTCAGGAAAGATTCGACCGCCACGACGGCGTGCGACTTGTCCAAGCCCAGTTTCTCGGCGGCGTATTCGGCCACTTGCACATGGGTCATCGAGTCGCAGGCGAACGAGCCAACGTGAGCGCTCACACGGTTGTACAGGTCGGATTTCTTGGCCATTTCAGCCATGATTGCTCCCGAGTCCATTGCGGCAGGCTGCGCGGCCAGTTGCTTTGCCACTTCCGCCGCCACTGCGCGCTTGAATGCTGCCGCGTCCATGCCTTCGCCTTTCTTGCCGTCTTTCTTGTCTTCGTCTTCATCCATGGCCTTGTCCTTATCCTTTTCGGGATCGTCCTCGTCCATGGCCTTGTCTTTGTCGCCTTCCTTGTCCTTGTCGGACTCGTCCATTGCCGTGCGCATGGAGTCCATAGCGCCCTGCATGGTCGATACCTGAGTCGTCAGGGCGGCAACGGCCTTTACCAGTTCCGTCAGTTCCATTGTGGTTCCTTCTTTTTCAAGATTAAATGTCATGCTGTCCATGACCGACACATCCGGGCCGCTGCGACCCTCTGTTACTAATGCTCCGTGATTACCGCGAATGTCGCGCTGTGCGTATTCGTAGGCCTGGCCATCAAATACGCCACTCTCACGCGACCACCGGCAGGCATAGCCCGCCGATAGTTCTTCCTTGCCCAAATCAATCGAATCAAGCGCCTGTGCGGAATATACACGCAAATTCGCTTTCAAATAAGGATGTTCAAAATACACCTTCTCACCGAATACGCCTTCTACGCGCTTCTTATCAGTGGCCACCAGACCATCAACATTGCCCAGCAGGGCATTCGGATGCTCATTGATGAATGGCGTAAGCTTGAACGATTCGATTGTCTCGGGGTTGTTCAATTCCTCGGCTGGCCGATAGACCATGTAAATCTTGTCCGGCTCAGGTGCGCCGATCTGCGACCCCAAATAGGGGAATACGCCGACTTTGGAAATTGGGTTGCCCTCAATGGTCATCCAGCCAAATTCGTTAATCTGGCGGGCGCTTTCGTCCATGGACTGGCTCAACGACATTTACAAATCTCCAAAATCAACCACTGGTACATAAGTGCATCGACAATTCACGCACTCACCGGGCATTACATTTTCGCCCTTATCCCCAATCGGCGCACCAATTGACAAATCGAATTCTTTGCCATTATATGCCTTATGTTTCGGCCGTGGCTCTTTTGTGCCGCCAGTGTGTATCCAAATTCCCTTTTTAACGCCCGCCGCCTTTGTTCGTTCAAGATTTACGGTCTGGTACGCCTTCCGAGTTTGATCTAAGGCGATATTCTTTGCGCGGCGCTCAGTCATGCCGCCGTACTTCTGGATATCGTCAATCAGCGGGCCGATGCCACCAGTTCCAGTGATCGAACGATTAACCGCGCCTTTGACGCGATCCAGGTATTGCGCGGGGATCGACTTAATCAAATCGACGTTCTCGCTGATGCTGGCGTCAAATAGCGTGCGCATGGCAGGCGGCATATCGACCACTTTAAGCGCGACCTGATCCGACAGCTTCTTAAACGATTTCATCAGAACGGCTTTGCTCTGGTCGTTCACTTCGCCTAGCATACGACGGGCCAGCATATCGGCGTGGCTGTTGAATAGGCGCTCAAACTTGGCCGTCAGCAGATTAAGCAGTTGCCGCGCCTGCACTGCAATGTTGGCATCCATGGCGAAGAACTCTTTAGCATCCGGCGCACGGAATAGGGCGGTGACATCCTTCTTTGTCTCGGCAGTCATCGCCCGCACCAGCTTGCGCAACTCCCGGCTGTATCGATCCTCGATACTCACCGGGTTATGCAATGGCGTGCCGCGTAGCTGCGTAGGCTTAGGCGGCTGCTGGCGGCGCTTCGTCGTCATCTTCTTCTATGTCATCAGGCACGCCATCAGCCATGCCAGTAAAGCCAGATTGCGGGTCTTTCACCAGCACGTCGCGGATGTCCTGCGCGTCAACTGCTCCGGTGTTTTGCAACGCCGTGTACGTGTCGGCCTTGGTCTTGTTGATGTTGGCCACCATTTCTTCGGTCGGCTCATCAAGCGGATTCCAATGCGGGGTGATCGTGTAGCGCCCGCCAAACTCGGAGCGCGACAGAATCAGGTAATGACGGTCAAGGATCGGCGTCATATCGTTGGCTTGCAGGCCCGCCAACAGTTCGTGATAGCTGGCCACCTCGTAATCGCCCGACGCGCCAAAGCCCTTTGGTGACGTGCCTAACAGCTTCGTGGCCGGGACTTCCGCAATCGCCGCTACAAGCTGGTACTGCGTCATGATCGTGGCGTCTAGGTCAGCTAGGCTGGTTTCGTGCTGCGTGTAGTCCTCATCAGTGTTGATAAACTTCACGCCAAAGCTATCGCGCAAGGCTGCGGCCTGCTCGTTGCGCATCATGAATCGCCCAGGGTTTTGGAATGCTGCTTGCAAATCCACCTTTTGAATATTCATGCGCTTAGTCATGGCCAACAGCGGCGCTTCGTTAGCCGTGCGCTCTGCGGCATAGATGCGCTCAAAAATCTGCTGCGTGAGTGGCACGCCGCCATACAGATACGCGGGCTTGATGATGTCCGGCACTTCCGCATGGCGAGAGATAATCAGGTGCGAACGGTGATAGCGCCTGCCGCCGATCTGCCACCACGTAGGGTCATAGAAGTGGATTGCAGCCGGATTCTGAATCGAACCCTCGCCCATAAATGGCGTCATCCAGTACGGGTCAACCTGACTGATCCCGCGATAGCTTCCCGGCTTGATACCGTCCGGGTTGAACGGTTTCAGGTAATAGTCCTCGTCGTCCGACTCCACCACAAACAACGCGATGCGCACGCCGAAAATGCGCTTATTGCGGACGAACTCAATAAGGTTCTGCTTAACGCACATTTTGGCGTCCCACTCGCAGATTTCCGCCAGCAGTTCCGGCGACTCGTCCGCGCCATCGTTAAGGGTCGGCTTCCAGCCATTGCGCGCCGCATCTTTCGCAGGCATGGAGCAAGCCTTATCAATCAGCCAGTTCTGCGCGAAGATGGTGCACGCCTGATAGCCAATGAAGCCCTGATTGGCATACCATGCCATGAGCGAATCTGGCAGGCGCTGCGTGGCCGTGATGAATGCGTTCTTGGTCGCGTATGGGTTAGGACTGCCGCCGCTGTCATCCATGGCATACGTCCCGCCGTTCGGGTTCTTGAACGATGGCGCGGCGAATAGCTCAGAAAACAGCGCCTCCCGATCAAGCGGGCGCGTCAGTGGGTCGGTACTGAACTGGCCGGGGCGCTCTCGCTCTGGCTCATCCTTTGAAATTGCCGCGCCGTTTTTGCCGCGTATCCAGTCGAACAAACTCATTATTACAATCCCCAGTGAACGCCAAGCGACGGGCATTCTACCCGCGCTGGTGGGCGCGATCCGTTGGCAAATACATGATTGCGTGAATGCTTGAATTCGGAAAGCAAAGACACAGGCGGAATCCCCGCCGACTTCCTTGCACGCCGCAAAGCAAGCGCGTAGTCAAGCGCCATCATAGCCGATAGCACGCCAGCAGGAATTGAGCGAAGCACCCGCATCGGGATCGCCCCAACAAAAACAGTTTTAGGCTTGTCGGCTTTCATATTTTCCTCAGTAATCGTACCAACTTTTGCCGGATGAACATAACCCAGCGCTATTTGCAATGATAAAGCTATCCGCGATATTTGGGGATTTTACATCACGCTTGTCTAAATCCTTCTTGGATTCCACTTTAACCTTGCCCGCATTGTCAAAATCACGCTTTGGCGTGGCCAGTTCATCAATAAGCTTGTCTAATAGCTTTGAATCGCACTCACTGGATATGCTTATCATATCCTCGGCTGCAAAGCTTTTGCCCTTGTGGACGGCAAGATAAGTGTTCCGCAGCCTGTCCGCCGTCAGCCACCACGCCTGTGCCTTCAGGTTCGAGAAGAAATCCTTGTTCTTAATGCGAGTCTCGCCGTAGATGCTATCCGGCTTATGCACTGCGCCACCTGCGTTGAACTTGAAATGCCGCGTCCAGCCCTGAGTGTTAAGCGTTGAGCCAGTACCCGCACCGACGCCGATTGAGTCGTAGCCAATGCTGTTGGCGGCCAGCCTTTCAGCGGTCAGACGCACCCGCGAGGCCGATTCATTTAACTCGTTCTCGCCACCATTCCACTCGTCCAGGTGAATGGCAATAGAGCCATCCATGCTGGTTGTCGCGTTCTTGTCGTCGCCATCGTCTGCAACGTCGTAGCCAACCGTTACACCACCCTTCCACGATCCACCAGCAGGCGTGACCTTCTTGTGCGCATCAATCGCAGCCATGAGCCATGTGCGCTTGATTACGGCCTTGTCGTCGTCCTCTTTTGGCACTCCAAGATAAATGTGCTGGAACTCGTCAAAATCCTCTTGCTTTGCCGCGTCGATGATATCAATCATCGTTTTCGACAGAAACGGGTTTTCGTCGTAGTTGATTAGCCGGGTGATGGTCTTTGGTGGCGGGTTCCTGACAAAGCGCTTATAGGCGAAGTCAGTTGATAGTCGCGGATTAAAAACCAGCCACACCTGGGAATGCTCCTTGCGAATGGTTGGCTCTAAGACCTCCCATTGTTCTTCGGTCAGATTGTGGCCTTCCTCAATCCAGAGGATATCAATCGACTCTAGCGACTTGATTTCATCAATCGAGCGCCACAGGCCATAGAACATGAATTCCGATCCGGTGGCGCTGTATATGTTGTTTTTCTGTATGTCAAAACGCGACCTTAACCCAAATCGTTCAATCTGGATTTTCAGCAGCGCATACACGCTTTCGCTGATCTTGTTCTGGAACTGGCGAACGCACAGCACGCGCAGCCGGTACTTGTTCGCCAGGAAGATAACGAAGCCCGCCGCGTCCCACGACTTAGAGCTTGCGCGCCCTCCGTACAGAACCCGATTGCGCGCCGGGGTTAGCCAGAAATCACGGAGCGATGGATTTAAAGACGGCTTACCCTTACTCGCCATAGAAGTGGCCAAGCCCGTCCGGGACTTCCTGATCTTTCGGCTTGTTGATCGCGTCCACCGCCTCCTTGTTGGCCTTCAGTAGATTGATTGGAATCTCGCTGGCCATGTTGGACATTTGCACCAGAACACCTACATCTTTCAATGCGGCGCGGCTTGTGTCATCAAGCGGGGCTGCATCATCAATTTCCGCAGCCTTGGCATTTGCGATCCCTGCCATGCGATGCGCGGTAGCAGCGTTGTACTTCGCTGTGCTGGCTAAGTGCATAGAGATTGCCATTAACTCATCGGCAAGATTCTGTGCGCACATTTGCGCACTTATCGGCAAGGATTTAAGTGCGCACTGCGCATCAACTAATTGATTGGCAACGGATTTTATGGCCTTTACTTGCGTACCTAATCGCTTTCGTATAGCGCCTTCGCTAATGCCAAATTCAACAGCAAGCTTTCGCCCAGATTCGCCGCTTGCTGATCTGCGCTCTATTTCAAGCCATTGCTTTTCTGTGAGTGATGATTTTCGTCCCATGCGTAGATATTACCATTTTTTGGTACGCACGGCATACAACGCATTACCGCACCGGGGCCACGTTAATCACAAGCGTGCGCGAGTCTTTACGCGTAGCGGTTTCAATAGCGCACGTTACCTCATACGATCCGACAGCATCGGCACGGATAAACGGGATTACTACTGATGCCGTATTGCTCTGGCTCACCAGCACCAAACCGGAATCTACAGTAACCAGCGGCGTGCCAACAATTGAATCTCCCACAGGCGCAAGCCAACGTGACCAGTCGAACGGAAAATCAAGTTCTGCGTTAAGCGTCATTGGGATTGATGGCAGGCCATTAGGCCCGGTAACGTAACTCATGGAACCACCTTTAATGTTCTATTTTCTGATCGAATCAGGTATGCGCGGTTATCGGCCCGGATGGTAAGCGTTCTGGCTGGACTTGGGGTAATAGTTCCACTTCCACCCCTTGATGATAGGGATACATTCCCGATCAATGCGACAAGCCCGCCATGCACACTAGGACCACCGCGCGATGAAAGGCTGGCTTGCTCCAGTTGTATTACCGCGCCACCTATAGCCGATGATACGGATTGGCCAACCAACCCAATGGGAGCAAGCGACGCGATAGATTGCGCAAAATTTGGGATCGCCGCCGATTGCGTTACCCCTATCGGCTGTAATTGCACAGATTCAGCGCCATACTGCGCAACATTGCCCGCACTAGCAGACGTAAATGCGCCAATGCCCGCTATGAGCGATCCATTTATTCCAGGCAAATCCGTGGCTATGTCGTCCCACGGGTCTTCGCTATCAAAAACTTGCCAAGGATTGCGCGAGAGTTGGATAATTTCTTCATCAGAAAGCGAAGTGTTGAATACCGCGACCATAAGCACTGGGTCTTGCGAGCCATAGCCAGAACCTGAAAAGCCACCAAGATCGCCAATCTTTACTTGTAAGTCGTTACGGGTTAGGTCTTTTGCGTTTGGAGATTGTGTAGCTACTGTCTTTATCTGGCCATCAACAGCGCCAGAAAGAACCGGGCCATTCCGTGAAATCACATAGCAAGATGTTCGCCCTGTGATTGCGTTTGGGATGTAGCCGCCTAGCCCATTGCCGCCGCTTGTCGGCTCAAGCGCCCACCCAAACGAGAATGCACCGGAAACTATGGCCAGATTCGCGTCCGCATTAAAATTGACGCCAATAAATGGGCCAACCGGCGAACGGGCCGACAGAAGTACATTTCTTTGGGAACTGCGAGCCTGTGCACGCGCCACGACTAACACTGTTTGCTGCGTACCAGCAAATGGAGATTGGCCCCCAAAAACCACGCCCTGACCCGCGCTATTTGCAAAGTCTAGCGACTTCCCTTTTTCCGTGATGCCGCCTGATACACCAGAAGCTGCCCCGCGAACCCCTGAAATTAAATCGCTTGTACTATCGCCAGCGGACGCCAAATAAAGGAACGACAAGCCCTTATTTGTCCACTGGCTTGCCAACTTTGTTAGCCCTTGCGGTTGATAGCGCATCGGCAAGCCCACGTTACACCGCCGTTATTGCTTGCAATCCAGCCTCGGCGGTAATTGCGTTGGTGGTATTGCCGTAGACGATTACGCGAATGTACATAACCCCACGATCAAGCGTAAGGGTTCCACTGTTAATGCTGCTTGCCACGGTATCCCCGCCCACAGTGTAATAGTCAAACCAGTTTGTATTGTCAGGCGACGACTGAAACGTGATGATAGGGGCGACGCCTGGGGCGCTTGCGTTGTTTGTCAACTTATACGTCAGAGCGCCCCCGTAGTAGGATCGGGCGTCTAGTGCGCCGGATGCGCCTGGGGACGCTTTGCTGCTACCAGCCGGGACGCTGATCGAGACAAGGATTGTTTGTGACGATTTAGCGATAGCCATTATTTAAAGTCCCCGTTGTCCTCATAAAGCGCCTGCGCCACTTCCAATTGAGTGACGACTAATGGACGCTCTGCCATCTTGCGAAGCTCAGATGCTTGCGCACCGGCCAATACACCATCATTGCGCAGCGTTTCAAGCATAGCTAATGTTGTAGGGTTGCCCATGTCCAGCCCGCTATCCCGAGAAAGAAACCCCATTGCCCATTTTACAGCGGGATACAATGACGCCGAACTTTCGAGCGCCACTAATATAGCAGCACCATCCTGGCACTCCGCAAGCACAGTTCGCGCCGTGACATAACGCGGACCAATAAACGACCGCCCCTCGGCGTTCAGCGATGCGGCGATGCGCGTAATATCCCGCGTTTGGTACGCCTCGACCAAATCCTCTCTGCCAAGCACTCGGCTTTTGATATCATCAGGCATCATGCCCCCGGCGCGGTGAGTGTGTACGTGGTGATGGCAACATTCTGGCCAGTTGCAATACTGGTGTTATCCAGAGTCATATCGCCCAGTACCGACACATATGCCCATACCACCGAACCATCGGTGATACTGCCGCCCGTGCCAGTTGGCCCGCCACTACCGGCAGAAGTTCCCGCCGTGGTGCAGTTATAGACATTCCCGCCATTGCTAACGCGTTGGCCTACCGTGTACGCAGTCGTTGCCGCCCATGCGCTACCGACGCTGACTGACAGCAATCCTTGCTCATGGCATGTGCTGCCAGCATTATCAAAGATTGAATAATAGCCCACGACCGTACCAGCGCCAGCACCAGCAGCGCCTACGCCTGCCCAGCTACCCGCCAGCGTTTTGGTGCCGCCGCTTGCTGCATTCATCCAGTCAACAGGAAGGCTCATATCGAGCGCAAGCGTGCCGGTTCGCGCAGCGGCGCAATTTGCGGGGACGGAACCGCTATAAAATCTCAACTTCGGTGACGTGCCAATAGTGGTTTCGCGGGAGTCAAGCATGTTGTTGCGAAGTACAACAGAGTTTTGAATTGCCATATATTCTCCATTTTTGCCGGGAGTGCCAGCTATATATAGCAATTGTACCCCGGCTATTATCGAGACAGGGAAAAACAGACGTGTTTTCAGTAGCTCGTCAGGCAGGGCGTCATAAAGCAACTTTTATGTGGCAACTATCTTTGCGCCACACGTTTCGCACTTACAGCACTGCTCCGATCCAATGTCTTTAAACAGCACCTCATAGGCGATTTCCACCGCCCTCCGCATCCCCTCCGAAAAATCACCGTCCCCGATCTTTCTAGCGTGCCTCGCATGCCTTGCGGTTAGCCGATTGTTATACACGTCCATCGGCGCTTCCTGCTCGTATTCTTTATGCATACATCCCCCGTAGAACAGTCAACTAACCATGTATTACAAGCGGAATTCTATGCTTCATGGGCGCTGGAATCGTCCGGCGTAATACGAAAGTGGGGACTAAATGGAGTCATTTAACGAGTTCGTTGATTCCGGTCAACACGATCCTCGATGTGTCATGGACAAGGGAAATAAAATGAGCACGATTTCAGAACAATTGGACAAAATCAACATCAATGTCGGCGGCGAACGTGGCGGTGATGGTGGCAGTGCTGCGATGATTGCGGCGCTGCTGAATGGCCGGAACCAGGACGGCGGGATTGCTGCGCTGGCCCCACTGCTGGCGGGCATGAACAACAACAACGGCGGCATCAATAGCCTGTGGCCCCTGCTGCTGTTGCTGGGGCGTGGTCGCGGCGGCATGCTGGGCGGTGATGGCGGCGATTGTGGCGCAGTTGGCTCTGTGGCTGGCCTGAGTCCGGCGCAAGCGGCAATGCTGCAAACGCTGCTGGAAGGCCAAAGCTCGCTGCGCGCAGAGGTTCCCACTACCGCGTTGCAGACCCAGGCCGAAATTCAGGGCGCCCTGTCCTCGCTGGCGCTGGGCACGCAACAGGGCTTTGCTGGCGTGAAAGACGCGGTGCAATCGTCGGCTGGCCTGCTGGGGACTGCTATCGCGGCATCCAAAGACACCACGCAAAACGCCTTTGCGCTGCTTTCGCGTGATCTGGCAGCGGTCAATCAAAACGTGTCGGCTCAGGGTTGCGAGACTCGTGAAACGGTCATGGCTGCGGAGAATCGCATTATCTCCAGGCTTGACCAGAACACGATTGATGAGTTGCGTTCGCGTGCGGATCGTGCAGAACGTGCTATCGAGATTAACTCGCTCCGCTCCCAGGTCGAGGTAAACCAGACCGTTACCACCACGCAGGCGCAAGGCCAGCAACAAGGCCAAGTGCAATTCCAAATCCAAGACGTGGGCAACCAACTGCGCCGCGTCTGCGATTTGCTGGTCGGCGTGCAGCAAGAACAGCGCAGCACCAATTCGGTGATTAACGCTGGCAACGTGGGAGCGTCCACCATTGGCGCGCAGACCAGTACGCCCACCCAAGTCAACGCCCGCTAGTGTTGACGCGGACGAATTGCAGTTCTTTGCGCGATTCGTCCAGTGGTGGATTAACGAGTCTTTAAAGGACTGACCATGGCGGCCCATCATAAGTGGGCCGTCTTTTTAAGGGAATACCATGCAAACCACAGCAATCATTGAATCACTGGCGAAATTGCGCTCGCAGTTTGAAAAGCCGCCTACTGATATGGAAATTATCCGCCGCGCTCTGTCCAGTCAAGCGGCAAGGCTGGGCGCAGTTGAAATGCCGCCTATTCTCAACGAAGGCCAGCGCAAGGTATTTCTCGGCAACCTTGATGAATTGACCGCGTTCCTCAATAGCGAGGATGGCGCGGACGCTATCGAATTGCTGATCAACACTTTCTCCGGCTTTGTAAAAGCACGCCAGGAAGCGAATCAGCCAAAGCCACCGGACGAGCCTGAATAAAAAAATCCCCGCACTAGGCGGGGTAAGTCCCCTGGAGAAAGGAAGGAGGAAAAGCAACTTGGAGCCGCGTGAGTAATTTGAACACTCGACCAGAAGCTTACAGGGTTACTGCTCTACCAGACTGAGCTAACACAGCTTTGAAACTTTATGGCTTGAAAATTATTTCTCAACCCAAATCAATGATTTTTTAATTTCATAAACTGTAGAACTTGCTATTCCATACATTTTTGAAAGCATCAAATCTGAATCTTTACTTGCCCTAATTTTTCTTGCAATATCTAAATTTATCTTGCTTCTACCATGTTTTTCCATTGTAGGGTTCCTTCCTTTTTTCTTCATGTCATCCATATTGTCTTGATGACTACCAAGAAAAAGGTGACTAGGATTTACGCAAGATGGAATATCACACGTATGGCATACGCATTTCCCTGAAATTTCAACTCCATTTGCCAATGAAAATGCAAGCCTGTGCGCCCTTACGCCTCTCCCTTTTACTGATAATTTTACATATCCATCTTTATCTGGAGCATAATCAAATAAAACCATGCACCCTGAAAATGGTATAGGCATGGCCTTGCTGAGCAAATCAACTAATTCCATAGCGTTTTATTATGCAGATATTTTAGAGTTGCCCGACATCGGCATGGCTTGGTGCGTTATGCTCCCGTGCTATCTGCACGGTGAGCAAGTATGCGGTGATTCTACCACATGATTTTGCTTGCGGCTATTTCTGGTGCCCTTCGTCTATCCAGTCCTCTAGCTCATCTCGCCCACTTGCAGACATCCATTTCTCACCAATTGCCCTTAATGCCGCAATTTTGCTGGCGCCTGGCGCTGGCTGCTGGGCTGCGATGGCGGCGTGGGCATAGCCTCTAATTGCGTCTTCCTCTGCTATGCTCCACCAGTTAGTAAGGCGCCCCGGTGTTGGGTAAGGCGGAAGCGCCGGCAGATCATCATCCCGCACTTGAACGGCTGGCTGTCGGGTTTGCGCCTCAAACTTCAGCAAATTTTCAGCCGCGCAATTCAAATCCCATTCAGGTTTTCCTATCATATCCATCAGCAAAGCGTTGGCGGCCCTCTTTACTGGTGTATCAAGGATTTGTACCCAATCATCCCCAGCCGGTTTCGCGGCCTGCGCCTGCGACAGCCGGTTAATACGAGTATCAGCCAGCGTCAGCACGTCATGCAGGTCGTCGTTGTCCTTCAGGCCCAGCGTGTCCATGAGGCGCTTTAAAGCGTCACTATAATCCTGCGCCGGCACTGCATTGGCCACAGGGGCGGCGTCATCCTCGTCGTCAATTTCCGCACCGCAGTGCGGGCAGTCGCCATCAGCTTCGGCGAGGTCGTTTGCCGTGTATTCGAGGCTGCAACTCCAGCATTTCGCCACAGGCTCCCCAGCAGGCGCTTGTGCGGGCGGCTCTGCAACTTCGATTGCGTCAAACGCTTCCGCCCATGGGCAATTCTGGTTGCTGTGTTCGCCAATATCCACACTAAAATGGCGCGAAATCGCATCAGACAACTTATCGGCCCAGTCGTGGTAAGTATCGCGGTCGCGGATTGTTTGATCCCACAGCTTATCGTCTGTCGGGCGCATTTCAAATACGGGAACCGCCTTCCATTTCCCGGCCCCATCAACGCCCTGAACGCATGCGTCGTTGATGTGCTCCTGCGCTTCGTGCCACAGGTTTACGGCCGCTTGTGCATGCCGGTATTTGTCAACGACGACAAAAAACGACGGCTCCGGCGCATCCACCGCCACTGCGGGCGTTAGTGCCTCGATTTTAATTCCGTCGAATTCGGGGGAATTAGAATCCTGCGGCGCGGCCTGGCTGGCGAGTGCAGCCGCTGCATACTTGCGCGCCAGATATTGCTTATCGCTGTTGCCGCCGTCTTGCCATGGGTATTGACTGGATTCTGCCCACAAGGTATAGATTGCTTTTGCGGCGACTTCAATTTGTTCTTTGTTGGCTTCCATGATTTAACCCTTCTTGTTTAGTGCCCGAATACGATCCCGGCAAACCATGTAATGCGGGATTGCCCCAAGTGAGCCGTGGCTTAACTGCTCACACAGCATTGCCGCTTCTTCCAGCGCATCGGCGCGGGCTTGTTCGGCGTATGTGCGCATCTGGTCGGCGGTGTAGGCCACTTCGTCATCTATCGTGTTAGTTACCTCTGGCACCGGCAACGTGTCGATTTCCCCGCCGCTTTTCGACACGTCCGGCTGATGTGTCGATGCCTTCGACATTGCATCGACCATGCCGCGAGTGATCGGCGTGCCGCGCAGGTCGTAGTCAACAACATCATTGCGGGAGTCATGCGGAATAATGCCATCTACCAGCAGGTCCATAGCGCTTGGCACTGGCTGCGCACAGTTCGGCTGAATAGTGCGGCCCTCGGTGCAAACGTGGTGGCACGCTTTGTCGCAGTCTGGATGCGGGTATTCCACCCTGCCGGACAGCATGACTTGAACGTCAGCCGCCAGCGCCTCGCGTGACTTGAACCCGTCTTGCTCATAGATGTGATCAACGATTGCAGTAGAATCGACCGCCGGGCGCGATGCCAGCATTTCACGCAACCGCAAAACCTCGCGGTTCTTTTCCTCGTAGCGTTGCCATCCTTGATCTGCCCGCAGAGTTTCACTGGCCAGCTTGCGATGCGCGGCAAGGTCGGATGCTTTGGCTTCGGCCATCGATGCTGCCGTTGAATCCAGCAGCGCGTGCGCTTGCTTCAGCTTGTACTCGGCACTTTCGGCGCGCTCCCGTATTTCCGCATTGGTAACACGCAGGCAGTCAATGCGCTCTTTCATTTGTTCGTTGGTCATACTTCCTCCTTGTTCTGCCCCTTGGGGCGGGGTGGTTATTGAGATTTGCGGTAAGCATTGATGTACACGCGGGCCAAGCGGCGGCGAACTTTAATCGCAAAGTCACTGCCATCATGATATTGGCAGCACGCTGAATAATATCCGCATGCACGATCCATTTCGCTTATCAGGCCGTCATCGCAATCACATCGCGCCTTGATCTTGGCTCCTGCTTCCGCATTAGCTGCCGCTTTTAGCGAGAACCAGCGCCGCCCACCGCCGTGGTACACGGTTGCTGTGCTGACGCGGATCATAGCTTCGGCTCCTTCCGTGCGGCCAGTGCGGCGTCAAATGCGGCCTGAAGTTGCTCACAAAACCGCTGAGTTCCTTTGTCGTCGTAAATTTCAAGCATCATCCATTCATCCATCACGCCAGTTGCGATATCGACCAGCAGCTTAGTATCGACCGGCTCCGCATCCTGCCTGTCCTGCTGCACCGATGCCGGGATTCCGGCTTCGCTTTGCTGCGGTGCTGGCTGGGGTGGCGTGGCCGCAAGGGCCGCATCCCAAATGTAGCGGGCAGTAGCATGCCGAACGCCATCAACGGGACCGGCCATCACATCGTCTTTCATGTGGCCGTACCAGAATTTGTAAAACGCCAAATCCTCTGGCGAGTAATGGCTGCTTTGCGCGCCCTGAATCATTTCTTTTCCCCTTCCGGTGCTGGTGGCAGTGGCATCCAATGCGTAGGACTTTGCTGCATGCCACCCTCGCAATCAAGCCAGTCGTCAAAGCCATCATCTTCCTGCTGATCGATATAATTGCCCATGGTATCGCGATTTTCGCGGATGCATGGCTCTTGGTGCTCCCACCAGCCCTGTGCGACATTCACGCCGTTCGTAAGCATGATGTACGTGCCATCTTTCGGCGCGGTTTCGATAGGCTGCCACCCTTCCGGGATGGCCGGTGCTGCTTGCTGCGCCAACACACCCTCGTTATACGCGCCCCACAGCGAATCTGGGTACAGCTTTGCAGCCAGCGGAAATTGATCGTTCAGCCGTGCGCGGATCGTAGCTACCTCGCATTTGTGGCAATCCAGGTATGGGCTTAATCCTCGGTTGCCGTGGCCAGTGTCATAGCAGTTATCGCACGTCATTTCGCCACTCCGCGCTTTTGCGTAGGCTTGAACCATTCCGCCCGGTGAATCGTCGTCCGGTCAAGCCCGTTGTCGCGTGCCAGTTGCAGCGCGGACGGCTTTGCGTCTGCTGGTGCCGACTCGTATTGCCGCTTTGCTGCATCGTGCGCGGCGCTGGTTTTTTTGTACATTTCATTCTTCAAGGTAAGCGCCCCGAAGGGCGCGGGTTGATTAGTTGCGAGCGTTGACGGCGTCGTGGATATCGGATGCCAAAGCCATGTAAGCGCCTGCGCCAAACACCAGATCATAAGCAACGTCCAGCGGCATACCTTTTTTTACGTTGTCCAGAACTTTTGCCAAAACAATTGCTGCTTTTGCGCCGTTTTGTGCTGCTGCTTTGTCAATAGTTGCCATGATATTTTCTCTGTTGGGTTTGCGCTGCTGATGTAGGTACTATAGCAAACAATGTGGACAAGCGCAACACCGAAATCACAATTAAACAGAAACACCACGCTCCGCAGCGACAGCGTAAAGGAACTCGATGAACTCGGAGAATTCCTTTTTGCTCATCTTCGACGTTCGCGCCCCAAGCATGACAACGCCACCGTTCAGCCCTTGCGCCAGCCGTGCGGTTTCCTGGCGGAATGCGGCGGTCAGAATGTCTTTCCATTCCTCGGCTTCCAGGCTGCACATAGCACCGTTGACCGGCCACTTTAGCTGGGCGCTGAATGCCTCCAAAATGGGCCACAGCAGACTATTCTGCGTAGTACTTCTAGTCGGCGGCGCTACCACCACGCAATGACCCTCTGGCGCTTCCTTGACGCACTGGATAGCGCGCTGGCGGGCCGCTGCGTGGACTAAGCGGAATATGCGCTTATCGGTCATTTGGCAGCACTACATCGCCGTCAGCCAGTGCGCGGGCAATGGCGGCGTTGGCAATCCCCCGTAGCCGTTTTGCGTATTCGCTATTAGGCTCTATTGCCTCTCTCTCGTACCTCATCATTCCGCGAGCAGCAATCAATTCCTGATCCGTCATCCGTGTTTCTGGCGCGGCTGGCTTGATTCGGTATTCCCAGTTTGGGTGCCAGTTTGGAGTGCATATAATTGCAGCCCATCGATCATCATTGATCTGCTTGCATTCAATTTCAGCGCCATCGGCCCATGCTTTGATGACTTCTGCGTGTACGTGCGGCGTTTTCTTTGTCATTTCATTCTCCATTGGGTTACATTAAAAGAACAGCGCGGCCAAGAATCCATGGCCATTTTTCCTTGTGATGCATCGGCGGTAAGATAGCCGCTGCAATTCCTTGAATCGCTCCGGGTGGCGCTTGCGGAATCGTTTGGTGCTTTGCTCTGGCGTCAGCGTTTTCGGTGGCGGCTTGTCCTCGCCAGCGCCCCATGAAAAGATAGGTTGCTTTGAGCCTTGATGCGACCGCCGCCAGCCTGAGATATGCACAGCGCCATCTTGCCGCAGGATACGCAGCCACTTACTAACCGTTGTGCTGCCCACCTGGGCGCGGCGCTGTATTTGCTGCCGCGTTCCAGGTAGAGCCGCGATAACTCGATCCTTCAAGATTCGCGGGTCTGATTTCATTTGATATCGAGCCTTGTTCCTTGCACCATATGCGCACCAGGAACATCAGCGCCGGATTGCAATGCCGCTTTGATTGCGGCCTTATCTGGCGATGGCGGTGGCGGCTCTGGCGTGCGCATGAACGATTGCGGGATCAGCGAAGGCTCGAATACTTCCACCGCTGCCGGGTTCTTTTTGATCGTCAGCGCAAAATGTGGGCATTCAATCTTGCTCACGCCCGCAATTTCAAGGCCAGTCTTTAACCGCTCAAGGAGGATTTCAGCACGTTTTTCAATGGCTTTTCTTCTATCAGACATTTGTTTTTCTGCATCTCTGATACTAGCAGCAGTTGCTTGAAGGTTTCGTATAACAAAGCCATAGTTTTGCGCTTTGCATTGCAAGTCCCACTGTTCACCTTCCAATGTATCGATTAGTGCTTGCTCATCGCACCCCGAATCCATAAGGATTTCAGTAATTTTTCTATACTCAGAAGCGATTTCATATAGCGACAAACTGCTCATTTAATTTCTCCTAATTTCTTTGCCATCAAGTGAACCTCAAGATGATGCGGCCTGCAAAGCCATATAACGCTCAACGGCTGATCATAGTCTGGGTGATGTCCTTCTGTTTTTGCTGCACCACAAATAATGCATGGCATCGGAAAAACTTTTCCTAGTCGCAAGGCATTACTAAATGTTGTATGTGCTTTTGCCTGTTTTGGATGTCTTTCAGCAAATTTTTTAGCACCTTTCGACATTGAAAGTCGCCCATTTTCTGACTCGTTAAAAGCTTTACGCCTTATCTTATATGACTCTGTTTGTTGATATTTTTTTACGCTTTCTTTTCCTGCATCTGTTTTTCGATACGCATTGCTTTTTTGCGTATGGCATGATTTGCATTGCCCTACATGCCCATCAACACAGCCTTTATGCTTGTAATATTCAGAAAGTGGTTTATGTTTTTGGCATAAATTACACTTCTTCCCTGAGTGCATCATTCAACCCTAAAAAATACGTGATGACCGCCATTAGCGTGCTTTTTGGCGCGGTACTCCTGCGCCAGCGTGTAAAGGGAAAGGTTGCTCATTATTTGCCCTCCGACTTGTCGCCCAGCATCTGCATGTTCTCTGCAACGATATCAGTGGCGTAATGGTCAACGCCATCTTTCTGATATTTGCGCGTTTGCAAGCGTCCCTCAATGTAGACGGTCGAACCTTTTTTCAGGTATTGACCGGCAATCTCAGCTAATCGGCCAAACAGGCTTACCCTATGCCATTCTGTCACGGCCTCCTTGTCCTTTGGCTTGTAGCTGGTGGCCACAGCAATATTAGCGATAGCATCACCGCTAGGCATGTAGCGCATTTCTGGATCACGGCCCAAATTGCCGACGATAATTACCTTGTTGACGGATGCCATGATTAGTTTGCCTTTTTCAGTTCGCCCATACGAGCATTAAAGTGTCCGGTGTAAAGCCGCTTTTGATCCGCAGCAAGTGAGTTCATCACCTTAGTGAGAGCCGGAATGTCGCCAGCAGCATTGAACTGTGCCAAGATCACCGCGTCGGGTTCACTGGGCACCGCTTCCTGTCGTGGCGCTGGCGCTGATGCCTGCGGCTTTGCCGATGCCGACTTATGGCTTGATGCAGCGTTGCCGTCGTCGTCCTCTGGCGCAATGCCACATGCGGCTTGCAGTGAGTAACGGCGGGCATAGGTGAGCGCCGAACCGTAGCCTTGCGGGTCTTGCTTGCTGGCTGGCACATGCAGCTTGCCGCCGCGCATAGTCTCGCCGGACTCATGAATAAACACAGTCTCGACCGTAACGCCACGGTCATCCATGAACGTTTCCTGCATCAGCGCAATGCCGTTGTTCAGCAATGCTTCGTCTACAGCATCCAGGCAAGCGCCAAGATCGGCATACTTTGATTTGAACGCGGGGTTTGTGCGGTCTTTCAGCGCTGGGCCGAACTCCTTTTTTGCCTTAATAAAGGCGGGGGCGATCTTTTCCATAGTGATTCCTTAAAGTTTAAGTGATTCCTTAGAACGGCAGTTCCTTCAGATTCCGTTCGATGTATTCCAAATGCTCCTTCTTCTGCTGCTCAGTCTCAAAGTGCTGGAAACGCTCGGTCAGCACTGGCCTGATCTTGTCCAGATAAGCATTGCGCTTTGCTGGCTTTTTATGTTGCTCTGTCATTACTTCCTCCTTAGTTGTATTTGATTTCCAATAACTTCCCCAAGGGTGATAGCCCGTAGTTTCCTACGCAGTCTTATCTCCTTTGATCCAATCCATCATCTAGTGATAGACCCAATCCACCGAAGCGGTATGCATTCCGTCCTATTGGTGTTGTCTCACCACTTGCCACCAATAGTTGTTTCAAGTCCCTGCATCAAGGCTTGCTAGGCGCATCCCAGGGTGCCGGGTGCCTGTCTTTGCGTGGTGTAGCTCGATGTCAAAGCTATTCAAGGTAACGCTTCCTTCCACTCGCGAATGGTGTCGAGCCAGAACGCAAAAAAGCCGTTAAGTCTGGATTCTGGTCGCAGAGAGCAAGCATCGAACAAACGCAACAATGCTTACCCAACAGAACCCAAGCTTAACGGCTCGGTAAGCGTTTGTTTAACTACTCCTGGCTGCGACACCATTAAGCAAATCATACCGCAACACGCAAGCGAACTCAAGCGCAATTTTTCCTACACGTAATCCTCGATGTATGCAGCGCCCAGCCTAGCCCGCATCAAAGCAATCCGCCTATGCCGTGCTGCTGCGGCAGCCAGGAAGTGGATGCGCTCTGCGTCCTCTTTTGTACGGTCGAATACATCCATGTGATGCGCCATGCGCTGCTCTAACGTCATCCCCAGTGCACGCATGGCTACTTCGTGTATGTGCTGCGTGCGTCGCGTGTATGTCTCGGACTCGCGACAGATGCTGGCGACTTTCTCCAGCGCCTCGCGGTGGTTCAATGGGTAGCTCATGGCAGCACCGCCTTTAGGTTGTATCTTGGATGTTTAGCGGCGAAGGATTCCGCTTCCTCTTTGCTGTCAAACCCGATTGCCCTAACAAGCGGGCCAAACGAAAACCCACGCTTAGTTTTCTTGGTAACGCTCAATGCGGGCCTACTCCATGCCTCAATCAGTACCCACCGCCGAACGCCGCGCCACTTGAAATTCTGCGGAGTGTTGTTTAAGCCGGGGCGATCAATTGGCCAACTGCCATCCTTGAATCTTGCGCGGAATGAATCGCAGCGAAATTTCGTGCCGTCCATATTCCACAAATTAGCAGAATATTTGCATTCATATTCACCATCCCGCAAAGGCCGCATAGTGCATGGCATCCAGTCCGTTAATTCCATGTGATCGTTCATTTCTCCCCCTTCCCGCAAATTTGCTTGCCGTCTGCGCCCATGCGGGGCGTGAGCGCCCTGTCGCCACCTGCTTGCAGGTATTGGCAGCCGGTCAAATTGTCTGTGTAAATTGCGAGGCCGCTACGGCCATTAGCCGGGTCTGAATCATCACGATGGCCACCGCTACACCCAGCCAGCGCCGCGACTAGCGCGAGAATTGCGTATCTCATGGCGCTTCTCCTACGCCAGCAGCAGCCAAGGCAGCGCGGGCATTTTCAAGCCTGCCGTCGTGCTTGTAATCGTTGATATCCATTTCGCCCATGGTGCGCGCATCCTCCGTCCATGGGTCGCCGTTATGGTCATAGGCCAGATAGTCGTCAATCACCGCCAGCGCGCCTTGCAACGCCTCCACCAGCGCAGCATTAGGGCCGGATGCGGCCTCGATGGCGCGGGCAAATAGCAGATAGCGAGAATCGAATTTCTGCATGCTTTCTTTGGCCCATAAATCCTTGATTTGGTCATCCGTCAGCGATGGCTTTGGCGCAGCGGCAGACTCAGGGAAATGCACGCGCCGCAGGTGGCGCAACTGGCCTTCTAGCGCGTCCAGACCGGTTACATTCGCAAAGCACAGGCGCACAGCAATATATTCTGGCATCACTTGCGCGCCAGGTTCGTTGTCTCGCTCATCACCGACGGCACGGCCGGCTTTTTGCGCTTCGGTGGCAATGCTGATAGCTAATTCTGGCGCTTCGCCAGCCGCACTGTGATTTATCACGTACAGGCCCAGCCCCATATGTGCATAACCGCGATAATCCGGTGCTACCACCATGCCATTGGGAATTGGCGCAGCGGCAGGAACTGGGGCGGCGTAGAGTGGCTCCCAAACCCACTGGCTATGCGCCTTGCAGTATTCAGGGTTAAGCGAGGTTGCGCCGAATTCCAGTTTTTGCTTGCCGTCTTTTGTCCCGTGAGTGACCCACGCCACCGGCTCACCGGCTGGCGCAGCGGCAGCGATGGCTGCGCGGGCGTAGGCGTGCATCTGGTCGGCGCTGTAGCCAAGATAAAGCGGCCCTGGCAGTGGCGGCAAATCGCTGTGTTTGGTATCAGTCATGGCTTGCTCCTTCTTTCTTGATTGGGCACCAGTCAGGCGTATCAGACTCGGTGCGGGCGCGGTATGGGCGGCACGATACTGTTACTGGCTTGAAGGATTGGCGATCCGCCACGTATTCTGAATTTGGGTCTGGCTGCATATAGACACGCTTGCAGACCACAGCCAAATCGTCGCGGCAAAACCAATCATCGGGATCGGGATCAGGAATTACTTGATGGCTTGGGCAATCAAGGCAGTTCATGGCTCGCCACCTTTGGTGGCAATCGCGGCGTCAATGGCTTCGCGTTCGGTATGACGCCATGCCTCATTTATCCAACCCATTATTGGCAAATGCTCGCCGTCTTCATTACGCACAAAGACTCGACATTTTTCATGGTCTTTGCTCCATGCAATCCATGCGCTATGCTGGGCCATGAAATCCAGCCGCTTTGCATCCGCTTCCGCATCGCGCAGGCGGCGCACAAGCTCAAGCACTACCTGCGGGTTTGCGGCTTTTTGAAATACGACTCCGTGGAAAGGCCAATCGTTAAGGCTTGCCGCCCGTGCTACCTGCTCCAGCTTATCCAGGTCAATTTCGGTGGTCATGCCGCACTCCAATCAGCGCTACGCGCCTCAGCACGGTCAATCTGCGTCTGATCGTAGTGACGCTTGATTTCTTCCTCTGCGGCCAGCTCTGCCGCTTCCATGATTTCATCAACCACGGCATCGGGTGCGCCTAGCAGGTAGATGCAGTCATACGTGCGGTTAATCGGATGGCCGAACGCATCCTTGCGGCCCTTCTCAGTGTGAGACAGGAACAGGATTTCGATATCCGCAGCTTCTGGCGGGTCGCCTGGTTCGCCGTTGCGCATCGGAACCGCTGGCGTGCCAGGCGTGTACTTAACGATGGCGCTGAATTTAATGTTCAGCGCGGTAAAAGTGATTTTCATTTGATCCTCCGTTTTGTTTGCGTAAGAGAACTATGCCACAGATAAACGGGTTGCACAAGAATATTTTTAACCTGATCGGATGATTTTTATACTTGCCACGGTTGATATGTTGGTGTACAGTTCAACTCGAATCACAACCACATAGGATGACTATGAAACAGCCAATTAGCATTATTCCTGAGCTTCGAGCACACATTGCCCGACGCTACAGGACGCAAAAAAACGCGGCAATAGCTTGGGGAGTTTCCTCCTCTTTTGTATCCGCCGTACTGTGTAGCAAAAAAAAGCCCACTGATGCAATGCTGAAAGATGCTGGATTAATTGCAGTAACTCACTACGTAAAGGAAAAGTAACAATGAACGCCATCCAGACCCAAATCATGGACTATTTGACCCGCACCGGCACATCAGCATCGCCTAACTTGCTGCGCGTAAAGTTAAAGGTCAGCGAAGCCGTTGTACGCCAAGAATCCGCCGCGCTGGTCGAATCTGGCGCTATCCGTCAGACGCGCCACGGGAGGGGCGTCAGCGGCTATTACGTGCCTTCTGAGAGCGAGATTGCAGCAGAGAGCAAGCTCCGCACCGTTGCGCAGGCAAACCCGCTGAAACCGCGCACGGCGCACCTAGAAGCCGTGATGAAGGCCAGGGCGGCGCGTGAGCAAATCCGCATCATTGGCTGACACGATGAAGCGAAGCGAAATAACCAGGGCCACACCACTTAAACGCACCGCTTTTAAGCCAGCGGTTGCTAAACCGACAGCGGGGCCACGCAAGCGCAAATGCAGCAACTGCGGCCAGGAATTCCAGCAGGAGCGAATGGGTCAGCAAGTATGCGGCGTGGAATGCTCCAAATCGTTTGCTCGGAAAATCAGGGAACAGCAGGAACGCAAAGCAGACCGGCAGCGCAAGCAAGCAATGAAGACCCGCCAGGACTGGATGAAAGAAGCGCAGACGGAACTTAACAAGTGGGTGCGCCTTGTGCGTGATGCTGGCAAGCCGTGCATAAGCTGCGGAAGGCATCACCAGGGGCAAATGCACGCGGGCCACTACTTAAGCCGTGGTGCGCATCCCAATCTGGCACTGGTAGAAATGAACGTCCATTTGCAATGTGCCCCATGTAATACGCATTTGAGTGGCAATCAGATTAATTTCCGGCGCGGTCTGATTGAGCGCTATGACGTTGAATTGGTCGAGTCGCTGGAATCAGATTACACGCCGCGCAAGTATTCTATTGATGAACTGCGCGCCATTAAAGAACACTATCAGCGCCTTGTGCGCGAAATGAAAAAAGGAGAATGACATGGAAAATCGGGAATTGCTGGAACTGGCGGCAAAGGCGGCGGGAATCAAATGCCGCTGGTGGAAAGTAAAGCAATGGGAGCCAAGGCGGAATGCAAACGGTACAAAAACCAAATTTTACACAGGTACTAATGACGTTTTTGGAACGCATCATGCAAAACCGTGGACCCCACTAACCGACGATGGCGATGCGCTGCGGCTGGCTGTTGCGTTGCGGTTAGATATTGACCAATACGAAACTGATGTTATTGCATGGAAGGATTACATCGGAACTGGATTTATTCCGCACAGCGACGACCCATGCGCAGCAACACGACGCGCTATCGTTATGGCTGCTGCTGAAATAGGGCGGGCCATGCCATGACCGACGAAATCCGCAACGACCGCGCACCGCGCTATTGCACCAGCCACCAAGGCCGATCACCAGCAATGGGCGGCGTATGGCTGGCCAAGGGAGGCAATCGGCGCTGGATATGCGCTAACTGCCGCGCAGCACGTAACGCCCGTAACAACGCTAAAACTCAACAGGAGGCACAAGCATGAACCGCTTACGACTGATTACCGACATCCTGCGGCCTCGTCGTGACTACCGCATACGCACTGAACGGCGCTGGCGCTGGAGCCGTGCGCTGGGCTGGCTGGTGGCTTCGCTGCCGTGGATCGCGCTGTGGTCGCTTTGGTGGCTTGTCCATGAGTCCCGCTGACCTGAAGAAATGGAAGGAGCGCGGCGGGCAGTCAGCCAAAGTTCTTGGCATACATGGCCCGCTATCCGCCGACGCCGCGCCAATGAACCCGCGCAGCCTAGAATTTCGTGCTAAGGCCAAGAGCAAGCAATGTTGCGGCGGCTGCATGTTTGAGTTTGAGCGCACGAACGTCTGTGGCGCGGCAATAGAACAGGCGGGATTGCGTGGCCTGCCTTCGTGCGAAGACGGGTTCATATACCAGGCCGTAACTAGGGACGACCGGCAAATTGACTTACTACAACAACAGGAGGATGCAAAATGACCAAAAAGAAACGCAAGGCATATCAAGGGCCAAAGTACATCAGCAAGAACCCGATGAAAACATTCTTCGGCGGCATGAGCGACACGCACGCGGAGCATTTGCAGGTAACGCGGACGATTAACCACGCGGCGCTGCAAGCGATGGCGCAGGGGCGCGGCGATAAAGAACAATGGGATCGTATCAACGGCGCTATCAACATTGCGCTTGTAATGGTCGAGCAAGGCATAGGGCGCGAGTTCCGCGACGAGTTCTTAGCCGCCAGGGATGCAATGCTGGCGGTGGCGCTGCGATCCGCAAAGCTAAACGGACGCTTTGTACTTACCGGCGATGAATTGCACGCGCTCAACACGGCAATGGATAGCCACGATGCGCAGCTAATCAACGTCAGGGCGCTTGATATTGACCGGGCGGCGGCGGAAGTCATCCGGCGCATGAAACACCACATTGGCACACAGTCGGTAAATGCAGAGATTGCGCGCCAGGAAGCGGCGTAGCACCAGCCCGCCTGCATGTTGTGTGTGGGCGGAAATATTCTTGCAATCGGTATTTTTTTAACTTATAATCTTAGACATAGACCAGACATAGGACGTATATGGAAATCATTAAACGAATGGCGGCAGCGCGGGCGGGCAAAATGATGTACTACACCGGCAAGCCATGCAAGTACGGCCACACCACCGGGCGCTACACAAGCACTGGCGCTTGCATCCAATGCTTGTCCGAATCATCGCAAGCTCAACGCGAAGAAATCCGCGAAGCATTAAAAGCAGCAAAACACAATAAAGGCGAGGTGTAACCATGGCCGCTGAATACGGGTTTGTGTACGTGCTGGCCAATGAGTCGATGCCAGGGATTTACAAGATTGGCTTTACACTGAACCATCCAAGAGCACGCATGGATCAACTTTCCAGCGCAACAGCTTGCCCTACCCCATTTACGTTGTTGGCGGCATATGGCTGCGAAAACCCGCGTAATGTTGAGTTGGAAATCCATGCTGAACTTGGCCATCGCCGAGTCAATCAATTGCGTGAATTTTTTAAGTTAGATATATTGGAACTTGCCGATTATCTGATGGATACTTTTTCTGACATTGACGATCTTACATTTACCCATGCTATTGACCAAATTTCCGCTGCCGAACGTTATGAGGCATGGGAAAAATTTCAGCAAGTTAAAAACCAAGAATTGGTTGATTTATTTCTCTCTCAGGAGGCCGACCCATTTGACCCGCCAAAGAAACGTGGATTTGAATAGCCATGGCAGGCCCGCAACTTGAGGATGGTTACACGCGAATAGCCAACGAATTAATGGAAGAAATTTTGAGGTTCGGCTTTTCTGCAAGGGAGTTGCTGGTGATTTTTGCAATCATTCGGAAAACGTATGGGTACGGCAAAAAATCCGATGATATATCCGCATCGCAAATTGGTGATGCTTGCAATATTGCAAGGCAGCACGTTACATCAACTCTAAATTCTTTGGCAATCAGGAACGTTATTACCAAGTCATCCGGAAGGTTTGGGTCAGTGATTGGGATACAGAAAAATCACACTAAATGGGTCAGCCTAGAGCGAACGAAGCCTATTCCTACTAGTCCCGATTCAGGACAGGGGTGTCCCGAAATAGGACAGTGGTGTCCCGATTCGGGACATGTCCCGATTCAGTTACATGCTAGTCCCGATTTAGGACAGGTCGATAGTCCCGATTCGGGACACACAAAAGAAAACCTTCCAAAAGAAATTAAACAAAAGAAAGCGCCTCGCCAGCAGGTTACTTTCAAAAAATGGCTAGAGAACTGTGAGCTAGCGGATGTGCAGCCGATCCCAGAAGATGATGCAGTGTTCTCGTATGCAAAGGATCAAGGGCTTTCAAGGGATTACATTCGATTCGCATGGGTTGAATTCAAGCGCAAGTATCGAGAGTCAAACAAGCGGTACAAAAACTGGAATCAACATTTTCAAAATGCAGTACGGGAAAATTGGTACGGCATTTGGTTTGACAAAGACGGTGCGTGGCAACTGACCACGCGAGGCAAACAAATTGAGAAAGAAGTAAGGGCAAAACATGGAACATGAAGACCACACAGTTTCGATCCGCGCAGAGCAAGCCGTCTTAGGCTCCCTGCTGATCGACAACGACGCAATCGACCGTTGCACCGATCTGGAACCGCAACACTTCTACCGCGAAGACCACCGGATGATCTACGGCGAGATTCAGCGCCAGGCAGCGGCAGGTAAGCGCGCTGACGTGATGACGATTACCGAAGCGTTGCACGACCGTGTTGCTGACTGCATGAAGTATTGCGCCAAACTGCGCATTTCGGCCGTTACGTCAGCCAACATTGCACGCCATGCGGAAATTGTCCGCGACAAGGCCGATAAACGGGCGCTGGTGGCGATTTCGATGGAAGCGCAGGAACTCGCAGCCTCTCACCAAGATTCGGCCTCCTGCGTCGATCTGGTGGCTTCTAAGCTCGAAGCACTGACGCAACGTAAAGCGCAGTTTGAGCCAAAGCTGATCGGGGACACGATGGTTGACTACCTGACGATGATTCAAAACCGCATGTCTGGCCTGCATAAACCGATTGCCACCGGTTACGCGCACGTTGATGAAATGATGGGCGGCGGCGTTGAGCGTGGCACGTTGACCATTGTTGCCGGTCGGCCAGGAACAGGGAAGACTGCGTTTGGCCTGGGAGCAGCGCGCAATGTGGCGGCGGCTGGCGGGTTGTCGGCTATGTTCTCAATGGAAATGGCAGCGGCGCAAATCAACGACCGGAACATGGCGGCTATCGGCCGCATCCCGCTGGCATGGTTGCGCTCACCTAGCGACGATGACCGCGACAGCCCGTACTGGACGCAACTCAGCTATGCCACACAAAAAGCGCAGGCAATGAAGATGTGGATTGACGAACAGGCGGGCATGAACATGTTGGAATTACGCGCCAAGGCCCGCAAGATCAAGCGCAAGACCGGCCTCGATCTGCTGGTGATTGACCAACTGAGCTTCATTACTGGCGGCGACAGTGACCAGGAATGGCAGAACGTGGGCAAGTACACGCGGGGGATTATCGAGATTGCCAAAAGCCTTGATATCGCTGTGATACTGTTGGCGCAGCTTAACCGCAAGTGCGAAGAACGCAACGACAAACGCCCGATTATGTCTGACCTTGCCCAGTCCGGAAGCATTGAGCAAGACGCGGCAAACATCATCTTCCTGTACCGCGATGTGATTTGGAATAAAGACACGCCGGAACCGGAGATTGCCGAAATTATTTCAACGAAGCAGCGCCAGGGAACGCCGGGAACTGTGGGTATGAAATACAACGGTTCTTTTACGCTGTTTGAAGACCTGCCGTACCGCTGGGAACGAAAGCAGGAAGCCCCGGAAAAATCCCGCAAACGCGGGTTTGACTAACCGAGCACATAGCGCAATTGCGGCACAACTAGGAGAATGAAAGATGACACTGAAACTTGATGATGCGATTAAGCAGTTGCAGGAACTGAGGGAACAAATCGGCGGGGATGCGCAGGTTCGGTATTCAATGTACGGAGTTCAGGCCATGAAAATTTCTGATGCAACAATCGGAAAGGTTGCAAAAAAGAATGGCGCTCAAATCGTATCGCGTGGCGGCGTCCCTGTGGTGCTTTTCACACGTTAATGGAGGATGAAATGAGCGAACAACATACGCAAGGGCAGCTGCACGTTTGCAGCCATTCCAACAAAGTAATCCGGAATGACATTGGAACATGGGTTGCTGACTGCAATAAACTTGCCGGGCCTACGGATGGCAGTGCTGCTAATGCGGCGCGACTGGTCGCCTGCTGGAATATCGCGGAAGGCATGCAGACAAAAGAAATAGAGCAAGGCACGCCGCTTGTAAAGGTGCGCGACAAAATCAACGCACAAGCGCAAGAACTGGCGGCGGCGAGGGCGCTGCTGGAAAGCGTATTGCCTGCAATTACCGACAAGGTTGGATATCGCACTGTTGCGGAATCTGTTCGCGCATTCCTGAAAGGAGGCAAGTGATGCAAACCGACAAAATGCTACAGCGCCTTACGCGCATGACCGAAGCCCAACTGGGCTACCGCGACTATGCCGAAATCGAAGGCTACTACACGCTTGCAGGGCCGGAATACGACACCAGCAAGCTACAGGACGTAAGCCGGGAACGGATCGTGACGATTTTTAACAAACACTTTGAGGTGCAGTGATGGACGTTACTTACAAAAATGGGATTGCAATTGTGGTTACGCCAGCCCGAACAACGCAAGTCAATGTAGCAGCTACCGCAGACCTGTACATCAAAGGATGCTCAATTCGCGCCAGCAAAACTGACGCGCTGGCGCTGGCCGTAGGATACATTGCAATGGCCGAAGAAAACCGCCATCTGGCCTCAGAGCTTGCTGCGGCCCGTGCAGGCCAGATCGGGAAGGATTCGGCATCAGCAATGCAGGATGCGCGCAAAGCCGTCGCTAATCTGCGCTATGCCGCCGATGTATTCATGGATATATACGACACTGGCAACGCCCCAGATAGCGCAGCAGAAGGCGCTTTGCGCAATGCAATTGGCGAAGCGGAGCATTGGCTTGTTTTGGATGCCAGCGCCGCTGGTGATCGTTACAAAATCCTTGGGGGCAAGTAATGCACGGCGAAGACGACGACATGAAGCGCGGCGAAGAATTCTCCGTAGCCGGATGGCTAATCATCATTTACGTGACGGCGACGATCCTCGCGGCGCTGGTAACGTGGCCGATGATTGATCCCGATGTGCCTATCGAGGCGTTTTTGCTCTGCGGCGCTATCGGCGGGTTTTTCCTGGGGCGCTACATGCCGTAGCCCTTGCATTGCTGGACGGCAGTGCTAACCTGTTTTGACCACTTCGGAGGGCATCATGGAACACCCAAGCAAACAGCAAGTTCGGCAGTACATGCAAGAGCGCAACAAGGCCAAAACCCCGCCGCCTACGCCAGAGCAAATCCGGCGTGAGTTGGGCTGGAGCATGTTGCAGGGTCAGAAGCGCTAAAATTACGCGAAGCCCCGCCGCGAGTTGTGGGGTATTTATGGAGAAATGGAATGGAATTTTTTATTGCCTGCACGTTGTTTTGCATCGGTGCAATCCTTGTATCGCATTACTTTATGGCCACTGTGCCAGCGCGAAAGCGCGAAGCAAAGCGAGTAAAGGAGCGCATGGACCGGGACATTGAGAAGCATCGCCAGCAAGCTGCTGAAACACGCAAGCGGATTGATGCGGGAACCAGGATTGCATCCAGCAAAGCGCCAATTAGCACCGGCAGCAATCGCAATGCAAGCATGCATACGCACACCGGCATCAGTAGCCGCCGCGATACGGCCATCGATGATCTGCTTAATCCAATGAATCTGTCCAGCCCGCTTAATCCAATCTATAGCCAACCGGCTTATGAATCGCCGTCGCGCAGCCATTCCCACGACTGCGGGAGCCGCCACAGCAGCAGCGATAGCCATTCGCATCACAGCAGCAGTCCTAGCTATAGCTGCGACAGCGGCAGTTCAAGCGACAGCGGCAGCTCAAACAGCAGCGACTAGCAATCATTTTGGCGGCGTGGACTGGGCAAGTAGCTTGTTCTTGTCCGCGCTGCTTCGCGTGCTGCCATACAGCCACATGAAGATACTGGCTACCGCAGTTCCCAGCAAGAACCCCAGCACGGTAGCGGAATTTGCTTTGCCCGCATCAGACGGCGGCGCCCAAAACGTCACGCCGACGATGTACGCCATCGAGAACAGTGACCACGCTGCGGCGAAGTAGTAAGCAAACCGTTTGCTGAACAAGTCATCCTGCGCTAGTGCTTTGCCTTGCATTGCGCGTGCGTCCTGCGCATCGGCCAAAAATGACTTCTCAAGGTCGGCTTGTTGCGCTGCCATGGATAATTGGAACTCCAGCGCCTTATCCGGGTCAGCCTGTATCACGGAAAGCGCCGCAGAAGGGCTAGAAGCACCCGCCACGGCCATGGCGACGTTGGCGACATGCGAAGCCACCTGTTCTGCCTTATCGCTGCCCGTGAGCAGTTTTATGATGTTTGGCGCGTATTGGGCCAAACTCATAGCGATTGGGATTAGCGGGGCCATCAGTATTCCCCTGTGCGGAATTGTCGCGCCAGCGTCTGCGCACGGCCCTTAACCTGCTTTGCCCACAGCGAATCGAGCATTTCAGTAGCGGCCAGTTCCCACTTGCCAGTCTGCGCAAACGCCAGGAACTTGCGGAACTGGACCAATCGCGGCGCTCCCATGTTGAACATCATGTCAACCAAGACATTTTGACGCACATCGTCAAGCTGTCGCCACCATGGCGTTACGCGGTCCAATTCTGCGACAGCCTCCGCAACGTCGTTTTTCAACATCAGCGCGATTTCGCTCGGGCGGAATGGCTTGTCACTCAGATTGCGACCGACGCCGCCAGTGAGTTTGCCTACCGTGTCAACGTACACGCGGGCGCGTTCGCCTTCGTGCAGGCGTAGCTGGGAGAATAGCTTTTCTTCGTTCATGGGTTCCGCCTCATCATTTCCAGCATCAGGGCAAGTTTTTCATTCAGGCCGCGTTCCATCATTTCAATGCGCCCTGTGATTGACTCTTGCACAGCGTTGATCTTGTCGGCGCTTAATCGTTCCATGCGCTCCATTTCTCGTTCATGGGCAATTCGTGCCTGAGTAAGCTCGGATTTCAAATCGTCAATTTGCTTTTCAGTCTGCTCTTTGTCGGCTTTTGAGCTAATGCCCTTGCTAATCTTCCCATGCTCCAGCTTAACAAAACCAGCAATCACGGCAACCAGTGCAAATGGAATTGCCTTAACGGCATCGGTAATATCAAGCTGCATTTTTTAGCTCCGTAAATGGCTTGGAAAGTATTGCGCAAACCGCTAATTCGGAATGCTCACAAATTATTACTGCTGCGTGATATTGGCTTTCCGGTTGATATCCGTCAAGAATCCAGCCCAGCCCATGAAATGCAGAAAGCATTGCGGATACAACAACAATAACAGGTGATGCCTCGCAAGATATCCGCAAAGCAATAAGCGCAATCAAGAATTCGCCCAGCGCGCAATAAAGGTAAAAGTACACATCAGGGACAGGTATAAACACCCCAATCCCCACTACAGCAGAAAGCGAAAACATGCGCCAGTCACCCCAATTGATGACCAGCGCAGCTAACAGCAATATGCCGTAGGTGTTCATTATTTCGGCTTAGGTGGCGGCGGGTTTCCGTTGCCAACATTAACGGTCGGAGTTGGCTCGTATGGGTCGCCAACCTTGCCGGAGAAGTCGTCGGCAACCTGGATTGCTTGTCCTTCTTCGCTGGTGACGGTTACGCCGTCTCTAACGGTCGCGGTTCCGATAATAACGCTATCTTTTACAGTGATAAATTTCATTTAATCAACTTTCCGTGCTGAGATTTGAAGGAATGAGCCTAATGTCCCGGTAATAACTTGGGCTTGCCCAGCACTAGCGTAATAACAAATGCTAGTTTGGGACGATGCCGGTATATTAAAAACTATAGAATTGACGCTAAAATTAACGGCGCCACCTGTATTCGTTGAACCGTTAATTTTAATCTCAACGGTGGTTGTTGGCGTATAGTTGGTAGTCGCAACGCCGCTAGTGCTGGCAACCAATGTCGTCGGGGATGCAGCCCCTTGCTTAAGAAGATCACTTGTAAACATTATGAAGCCCTCCAATTAGTGCCGTCATACCAAATCTGAAACTCTAAGCCAAGAGTGTTGCAGACCAGTTGATTGCCTGTAAACCCGTTGCTGGTGAAATTAATCCCGCCTGCAAAATTGATGGTGAAGTTGTTTGCCCCCCATGTCCCGGCAGCGTCAGCAAACAGCAGCGAATCGCCAATGGTAGGGGCCACCATTGTAGCGCACGCGAAAGCGCCCGCAGTGGTGTTGATGTTGTACTGGCCAGGGCCAAGAGTGCCAGGTGCAGAATCGACGTAAGTGCGGCCCGGTGCGATACCAAACGGCAGCCCTCCATCTTGCAACCGGCCAGTTGTCCCAGCGAATACCGCAAGGTGGCCATTCGTGACCGCGCCGAATACCTGCTGTACGTCTTGAATCTGCCAGCGCGTGCCATCATCAATCACAACGACCAAATCGCCCGCGTTAATTTCGCCGCCGACGCACGCAACCGGGCCGGTATTGCTTTTTTTGAATGCGTTACGCACGCCAACGCCGGAAACATTTAGCGTCAGCGCTCCTGTGTTCGTAAAGCCAGCGATGAACGAAATAGCCTTGCCTGCAACGTATGCCGTCAGCGGCACAGCAGGCGTCAGCGTTTGTGCATTTGCAGCGCCGCCAGAAGTCCCGGCGTACTGGATGCCATCACCGCCAGCCGTGCGCCATACCGCAGTGCCAGCCGTGCCAGTGGTCGTACAAACCCACAATTGGCTATTGGTGATATCCCACAGCAAGGTAGGCTGCGTTGCGTTGCTGGTGGCTGCATAGCCCGCAACGTTTCCGTTGGGGTTGCCAGCGTATGCCTTGATGCCGCCGCCGTAGATCGCCCATTGCGTACCGATGCTGGCAGGGGTGGTGTTCGGGTTCGTGGTGTTGCTATTCGCCAGCGAGATAAACACGGTACGACCATCAGCGCCAAGTATCGTTGCGGACGCGTTATAGCCACCTGTGGCGGCGACAAGCGCGGCGTCGTACTGGTAAAGGCCACCTGCCTCAACCCACAGCGTGTGCTGTGTTACGGCATTTAGTGCGCCATTGAAATCTCGGCGCGATGGCGGTTTGCCGCCGTCTTGAATCTTTACACTCAAAATCGGGGGAAAGCCATCCTCATACGACGCTAGGCCCGGAGTCGGACTGGGGCTGTTTGGGATGACATTCTTGTCCCCTGAGTCAGCGAATGGCTGTAGGATTGTGATCGGGTAGGATACTGCCATGATGGTCCTTTAGTAGTCCGCGAGTATGCCGTCTTGATCAAATGGCGACCATGATTCGGCCTCGGAAAAACCGAAATACGGGTTGATAGTGAACATGTTAACAAATCCCACGCCTGATGGGCGCATTGCCACAGCGCCGGAATTAATCAGCGCGTATTCGTAAGGCTCTGGCGCGTAGTAAAAGGCGTATTGGATCGTCATGGACGCCACTTTGCGCACAAACGCATTGCCCCGGCCATCTTCCATCTGCCGCAATCCGCGATTTATTCCTGATGCGCTGCTGTCGCTCACGTTGGCCGACGCCTTTAACAGCAAAGCGCGTCGATATTGCGAGTCATTCATGCTGTACGGGCCAGCGGGTAGCGTGAACGGATAGATTGCCGGGATAGTCAACTGGCGCGGCAAGTCAATAATTCGCCCCAGTATGTCCAGCCCGAAGCCCTGCGCGGTGCCAATATTCCAAATCAGGTCATAAAACGACTGAAACAAATCCTGCGGGTTGATCTGCTGGTTAAGGTTGTTCACCATTTGCAGCAGAGTAGGACTGTTTGCGTATTGGCTGATTACCGTTGCGTAGGGGCGAAACGGGCCAACGCCGGAATTTCCACCGGTCAGCCCCGGCTGCCAGTAGCCGTCACCTACGTATTTAGCGTCAGTCATAGTCCATGCCCACAAAAAGCATTTTACGGAATTGCGGTTATTGATATGTTGATATGCTGCACGTTTGCATACCCAGTGTTCCCACCAAACCTTATAACAGTGTTGGCTAAATTAATGTTATCAGTCGCGGCAAATGATACCCGATATTCAGCCCAAGACGTGTTTGAAATCGTTACTTCTGGTGATCCTATTAACGAGCCGTCAATATCAAGAAACGCGGTGCAATATGAGCTTCCTGAGTTATTTTTTGCCCAAAAAGTAATTTCAACAATGCAGTTTTTTAGCGCCGCATAAGATGAAAGGTGAATATCGCCATATTCCCCCGCCACAGTTCGCAACGATGCAGTGCCGCCAAGTATATTTACGGTATCCCGAACCCAAAAAGTTCCACCAAACCCGGTGTATGTAAAGTATGCCGTATTGGCTGGCAAATTTACCCATGCAGAGTCTAAATTTACTTTTTCTGGATAATATGTTTTTGCGCCATCAGTAATTACAATGTTGTTGCGCCTTTGCGTGGCATCCTCATTTGGGATGTATATTTTTTTCACAAATGGCTGTGATGTTGAATAGTAATTATTAAGCCCTATTTTCATCTGGCCATCAATCCCGCCATTTGTTACACCGTAAGCATTGACGCTTATACCATAGCGTTGGGGGTTTGGCGTTGTTGTGTTTATGATCGTGTTACCTGAAATCACATTTTCATTTCCGCCAATCAAAATTCCTGACGAATACGTTGCGGCATTTGTCACTTTTGAGCAATCGCGAGTCACATTGCCGATAACAGAATTCCCAATGCTGCCGCCTTCAAGTGAAATTCCTGAATACGAAATTCCTTCAACAGTATTACCTATGACTGTGCAATAAGAAGACCCGCCCGCCAATATGATGCCGGAATCGCCCGACCCTGTGCAGCTATTTGCACTAACAGTAATGTCGGTTGACGTATCGTTCACTTGGATGTTTTCAGCGCTTCGGAACCCGATAAGTTTAACAACTTTGCCAACGCCAGGGGCTGCCGAAAAAGTAACTTGCCAATTGGTTGTTGGCGTTGCTGCTGGAACAGTGGGGCTAAATGTCAGGCCAGAATCCACTGGCATACCATCAACTTGTATCCCGGCCAGGTGTATCGGTTTGCTCATGACAAAATTAAACACGGTCTGCCCGGAAATTGCCGTAACGGATGATGTGTACTCAGTGCCAAAGCAGATGTTGTTTGCAATGCTGCCGTGGCGCGCATTCCGAGTTTGAATGCACCAATTTTCAATGTTGGTGAATTGGTTCAGCGATGCCAGTAAATGAATCGAGTTCTCAAAAACAACAGAAGTCACAATTCGGTCAATTTCCCTGCCGTCAAAGCGGTTATTGCTTACCGTTGTGTACTGGTCGCCAGTGCTAAAAATGTAATGCCCAACATCACCATAAAATAAATTTTGGCTGAAGGCATTTCGTTTACCTCCGTTCAGGAACACATACAGCGAGGAATTTGAGTTTACATCCCATCCAGATACAGAGCAGTTATCGCCAGGGAAAGTAAAAAGAACAACTCCAGAGCTACCCTTGATAGTAGCCCCATTGCCTTGCATTTCTTTGTTTGATGGCACCGAAACATTACTGCTGATCAGGTATGTTGCACCAGAGGAGCCGCTTATTTTAGGCGATATTGACAGAGCCAAAGCAAAACTTGCGCTGCAATCGGTCAAGCCTGATGTGTCAGCACTAGCCCAATCAACGCAAACAGGGCCTGAGAATCGACGCTTCCACCGCATCCCGTTGGATGCCACAATCACTGTGCAAGAATTATCTAGGCTTGTGCTATCGGATGGGTCAGCCGTGAAATTCCCTGCAATGCCAGACGGCGATGCAATGCCGGAATACCCCGTAATATAAACAGATTCAAAATCTCCCTCATATGCGCGCAGTGCCGAATAGTCAGAAAGATTGATGGCGGCAATTTGCCCGGAAGTTGACGCCTGTGCCGCGTCAGCCGTTGCCTGTGCAGTAACAACGCCGTTTTTCAAATTTACGAAATTCGCATCAACCTGTGAGTCCGTCAGCGGGAAAGTTTGCGACAGTCGCGTGTGAATGATTGGATCAGGCATAGTTTTCTCAGACAAAAGTAACGGCGATGCTTGCCGCGATAAGTTTTGGCGCTTGGTCAATCTGCACGTATTGCGATACGGTCACTGGTGACGGCTCGGTGCCGACGAAGATAGACAGGATGGCCAGGGTGGCAGCTTGGGATACCGGGAGAATGTAGCGCGTGGCGAAGATCGTGGAGCCGATACGGGCGCGCACACCACCATCAGAACCGTTAAACGCGCCGATGATTGCGTTCTTGATTGAGGCTTCTACCGTGGAATTGGGCAAGCCGGACAGGTTTTGCACCGTCACAGCAAAATAGATTTGCAGTTCGGGCGGGCGTTCAAACGTCACCTGATAAGTTGGCGCAGGCAGATTGTAGCCGCTTGGGTCAGTCACGGTTACGGTGGTGTTGCCGTTGTAGTTGCTGCCCGCGCTGGTCTTGTTAAAGATCGCGGTTGCTACGTCAAGATCGGTTCCTCCGACTGCCGCGATGTAAGTCGAATGCGCGGCCAGCGTGAAG